TCAGGCGACCCGGAGGGTCTGGCCGGGGTGGATGGTCGAGGTGCGGGTGAGGCCGTTGAGGTTGGCCAGCTGGTCGACGGTCAGGCCGTGCTGGCGGGCGATGCCCCACAGGCCCTCGCCCTTGGCCACGGTGTGCGTGGGCAGGGCAGGGACGCGCAGACGCTGGCCGACCTCGATCAGGTGCGGGTCCGCCAGCGCGTTGAGCTTGGCGAGGGCCTGCCAGGTGGTGCCGTGTGCCTTGGCGATGCGGCCGAGGGTGTCGCCGGGCCGGACCGTGTAGGTGCCGGTGGCCGGCGCAGGCCGGGCCGTCGTCGCCGCGGGGGTGGGCGGGGCGGGCTTGGGCTGGACGGGCCAGGCGCCGGCGGCCACCGCCTTGCGGATCGCGTCCCAACCGCCGGGGACACGGGTGGGGTCGGTGCGGCCCTCAGCGCCCGGGAAGCCGACGGGCTGCCACTCGCCGTGCATCATGACCTCGAAGCGGTCCGGCGCCCACTCGCGCTTGAGCTGCACGAGGATCTTCACGAGCGTGACGAGCTGCGCCTCCGTGACCGGCCACGCGGACCCGTTCGCGTCCATGCTGATGCCGATGGTGTGGAAGTTCGCCTCGCCGTCGCGCACGCCGGGGTTGGGGCCGGCGACCTTGGTGGGCCAGGTGCCGTGGCCGGCCTGCCAGCCCGGGCCCGCGGCGATGAGTCGGACGGTGCCGTCGCGGGCGATCAGCATGTTGTAGGTGTGGGCGCCGCGGGTGCCCCACCGATCCGTGACGACGTCGAGGGTCGGAGCCTGCGCGTCCCGGTACGCGCGGTCACCGGCCGCGGCCTTCGCGAACGCCGAGTCGTCGGACTCCGTGGTGTGAATGACCGCGCCGTAGATCTCGTCGTAGCCGCGGGGCCGGCCCTCACGGTCGGTGTAGCCGGTGCGGGTCTCCCAGCCGGGGACACCCTCCCAGCGATCGGAGCCGACGGCAGTGTCGAGGACGCGGCCGAGGCCGGTCAGGAAGGGGATGGGCATGATCTGATCTCCGTTCAGCGGCGCTTCTTGGCCCGGCCGGGTGCCCCGGCGCGGCCCTTCTTGCGAGTGGTGGTGGGGGTGTCTCCGGCGCCGGCGAGGCGGGTGTCCCATTCGGCCTTGCGGGCCTGGAGCGCGGTCGCGTAGGTGTGGTCGCCGGACGGGTCGCCGTGCCGGTACTCCGTGGCGGCCAGGAGGAGGTCGCCCGCGTAGGTGGCGAGGGAGTGCCGCAGCAGCCGGCAGCCGAAGAACGCGTTGTCCTCCGGCTCCCACAGGCGCAGGCCCTCGTCCTCGGCCTGGTCGAAGAACGGCGGCCACGTGACCTGCGAGAGGCCGACGCCGTTGGACTTCTCCCCGGCGCGGACGCGGGTCACGAGCTCCCGGTACGAGGACTCGGAGACGGGGACGTCGGAGTTCGGCGGGTACGTGATGCCGCCGACCGTGACCGTCCACGCGGTGCCCGCCCGAGCGGACCCGGTGGAGTGCACGCCGGGGGATCCCGGGGTGCCGTCGTGACCGTAGATGTTCCGGCCGCGAGACTCGCCCTCGATGAGTGCGCACGCCGTGGACAGGTCCAGCCCCGCCCGGTGCGCGCCGGCCACGATGGCGGCCGCGTTGTCGAGGTGCTGGGCGACGATCTCGGTAGGGGTGGGCATGGGTCAGTCCTCCGTGGGAGTGGTGGGGGTGATGCCGTGGCGGTCGAGGATGCCCTCCACGTGGATGCGGCGGGCGCGCTCGGTGGTCAACTCTGCGCGTGTGGTCTCGAGGTCCTCGCGGCAGTCGTCGTACAGGTCCCGCGGCAGCGCCGCCGGGGTCTGCGTGGTGGGGGGCTCCGCGCCGGGGGCGGTCGCCGTCTCGATGCGGTGGCGGACGACCCAGCCGATGCCGTACATGAGGGCCAGGACGATGGGGGAGACGGCGGTGATGAGCAGCGCGACGTGCTCAGGGCTCAAGCGGTTCACCTCCCGGTGGGCGCGGCGGCGGGCTCCGGGCTGGTGGTGGCATGAGCGGCGGCCACGAGGCGGGACAGCTCGAGGCCGACCTGGGTGGCGCGGGCCGCGCAGCCCAGCGCGATGCCGGCGCCCATGATCTGCGTGGACGGGCCACCCTCGAGGCCGTAGACGGTGAAGAGGCAGACGACGTAGGTGCCCTTCGTGATCGCGAAGATCGCGCAGCCGACGAGCTCAGCGGACATCGAGTAGATGGGCAGCTTGCGGTGCGCGGCGGCGAGGGCCCCGGCGGCGGCCATGATCGGGCCGATCAGATGCAGCCCAGCCCAGATCTCCTCCCACGGGGAGGCCAGGACCTCCTGCACAGCGCGCGAGGAGATGACCCCGGTGGCGTGCGCGACGCCGAGGACGATCATGCCGACGTACATGGTGACGGCGAGCGCGTGCGTGCTGGAGGTGACGGGGACGTGGGGTGCGGTCATCGGTGGGCCGCCGTGCCGTCAGGGTGGCGGGCCTCGGAGATGTAGAGCACGACGAGCAGCAGGCACAGCCAGCCCGGGAGCGCGTAGACCACCGGCGCGGACGGGACGCCTCCGCCGACGGCGCCCCACCCGATCAGCGCGGCCATGACCCCCCAGATCCCGGTCTGCAGGATCAGTGGGGCTGGGGCGAGCTCACGCCAGCGCAGCACCACGAGCACCGACAGGGTGCCGGCGAAGACCGCGGCGAGCGCCCACGCCACCGGGGACGCGAACGCCCACATCGGCTGCCAGGTCGGCGTCTGGAACCGGTCCGGGGCGAGAGCGAACGTCAGGCCGATCGCGACGAGCGCGGCCGAGAGCGACACCGCCACGATCTCCGGGAAAGCGGAACGGCGGATGCGGACGACGAGCTGAGCCACGCGACGAGGCACGGGCACCTCCTAGGGTCTGGGGACGACGACGGCCCCCACCAGATCTGGTGGGGGCCGCTACTGTGTGGGGCATGAGCGAGTTCTCGGTGATCATCCCGACGCTTCAGCGCGCCGCGGAGCTGCATGAGCTGGTCGAGATGTGTGCGGCCCACCCCCTCGTGCTCGAGGTGCTCGTGATCAACAACGCCCCCGCGCCGCTGCGGTGGGAATCGCCGAAGGTGCGGGTGCTCCAGCAGGCGCAGAACATCTACGTGAATCCGGCCTGGAACCTTGGGGCGCGCGAGGCGCGGGGCGAGTACTTGGCGATCCTCAACGACGACGTGATGTTCGCGCCGCGCCTCCTGGACGACGTGGCCCGACACCTGCGGCGGCCATTCGTCGGCCTCATCGGGGTCGGGGAAGCCGCGATCAATGCGGATGGCGCGGGGAAGGGCAGGACCACGTTCGCCCCGTCCTTCACCCGCACGACTGGCTACGGCATGGCCATGTTCCTGCAGCGCTCCGGGTACGTCCCCGTGCCAGAGGACATGCTCATCTGGCACGGGGACGACTGGCTCTACACGCACCAGCGATCCCTGAACTGGGAACTGCGGGGCACCCCGGTCCTGACTGAGGTCTCCGTGACGTCCGGAGACCCGGCGTTCCGTGCGCTACTGGGGGAGGACAGCCGGGCCGCCCGTGAGCACGGCGACGGAGGGTACGCCCACCGAACCAGGTGGGCGCGGCGCGTGTGGGAGAGACTGCCAGCCTCCCACTAGTTTCGAGCGGTCAGGGCGGGGGCTATTACTCGGGGAAGTGCCAGTAGGTGCGGCCGTCCACGCCGAGGGTGTAGTCAAACCAGCCACCAGCGGATTGCTCCCCGCATCCCCACCACCCCTTCTCCAGGTTGATGTTCTTGGCGAAGTACGCCTCCGTGTGCCACTCGGTAACGGACGGGTGTGTGCCCATCACCCCCCAGGAGGCGTCGATCTGTTTGGCCCCCACAGATCGGCCCGACAGGCAGAGTCGGTGATCCCGCCCCAGACCCTCAGCGTGCAGGGCAAGCAAGGCCCGCCCCGTGTTCTTGTGGTCCGGGTGGCCGTCGTAGGTCGAGTGGGCGCGCAGAGCGGCATCGTCCACGAAGGGGGCATACTTCTTCACCATCTCGGCGGTCGGCCCGACCTGGGCGCTCCCGTCTGGCTGACGGTCTTCATAGGGGGCGATGATAGGGCGGGCACCCATCCGGGTGACGGCGGAAGTGAACTCGCGATCGCGGGCATCCATGTACTGCTCGGGGGTCGGGGTGTACCCCAGCAGGTCATGCAGGCTTGCACTGGTTCGGTGCCCTGCCCCTGCCCCGTTCGATGTGATCAGGCAGTACACGTCCAATCCACGCTGTACGTCATCAAGGATCGCTCCTCCCGTGGTGAGAGACTCATCATCTTGATGGGGGACGATGTAAAGCGCCTTGGGGCGGATGAGCGGGGGTGCCTTCTTGGCGGCGATCAGGGCGAGCAGGGTCATGCGATCAGTCCTTCCGTGCGTGCGGCGTCCATGAGCCCACCGATTTCGGCTGAGGTGAGCTTCTTGCGGAAGATCGCCACATGCGCGTACTGGCCCCACAAGGGGGTGGCGGTGGAACGGATGCCAATCGTCACGGGGTTGGTTCCGTTCGCGCTGGACCCGGCCACGGGGGTCGTCTTGGTCGTTTCGAGGGGCGTGCTGGAGTTGTGGAACAGTTCAGCCGACCCACCACTGACCGGCTGCGCAGACGCCGCCACCACAGCGTTCCAGGCCCCAGTGGTGATCACAGGTGCCTTGCTGGCGTACTCGATGAGTGGGTCACCTGCGAGCGTGCTTGCGGTGAAACGGATTGCGCCGTTCACGGAGTCAATCCACCACTCGTACTGGCCCACGTCTCCCTTGGCGACCAAGAAACCACGCGGAGAAAGCTGGGCGGGGCGGGCGAGGACGAACACTGTGAAGCCGTCCGTCGAGTCATGCGGAGAGAATGCGTCAGCGTCGGGAATCACGACCGGCGAGCCAGAAACGTAGCCGCCCACGCTGGTGTATGCCTTCGAGTAAGAGCCGTGCCGTCCGTTGCCGGAGGAGTCAGCGGCCACGGCACCGCTGGTCTCGTTCAGCTTCCAGTAGCCCACCGGCGCAAGCGCCTTGATAGAGTCCGCGAGCGCGGACGGGGCCGCCTCCGTCGTCTTGGACACGGCCGCGCCAATGGCTGGGTTCCCTGCGCCGTCCTTCACCCGGTGCTTGAACGTGTAGGCCGTGGACGCGGTCAAGCCGGTGAACGTGTACGTCGAACCGTCCTGGTAGCCGGTCCAGGTGGACCCGTTGTCCTTCGAGAAGCTGTACTGCACGTAGCCCCGGTCGTCGGACGCGCCCGACACGGTCAGGTCGGCCTTCACGTCCGTGACCGTGACCGTCAGCGTGCCAGCCACAGGTGCCGTCGTGTCCGGGGTCGGGGTCGGGGTCGTCCACCCGTCCTGCACCACCTGATACCCCCACGACCCCTGCGACCCCTGCGAGGTACGCCGCCACACCACAGCCGTGTACGCGCCGAGGGGAGTGGTCGTCCCATTCGCGTTGAACGTGGTCGCACCGGTCGTGAAGAACTCTCGGATCGGCGCACCAGAGGCGTCCAGGGACACGGTGCCGGACACCTGCTCGATCCCCGACCCGCCGCCGATCTTCAGCTCCTTGGCCAGGGCAGGCAGCTGCCGGCGGAGCTCGGCGTCGGTGACGATCAGGTCCTCGGGGTTCTCAGCCATGTGTGCCTCCTGGGGCGCGGGTCACGGCCAGCCGGCCGGACGTGGTGGTGGTCAGGGTGGTCGTGCCCCCGGCACGGTGCGCGAGCCGGCCGCCGTCGGTCACCGCGATGTGCGACACCGACGCCGACGGCGCAGGCAGATCCGCGAGCGCGGCCTTCAGATCGGCGACGGCGGCTGCGCGGGCGGCGCGTTCGGCTGCGAGTTCTGCGGTCCAGGCGGCGGGGTTGGGGCCGGTGGTGGGGGAGAGGGTGTCCGGGTCGATGCGGGTCAGCGTGGTGACGGGGATCGGTGGGGCGTCGTCGTCGGCTTCGGGGACGAGGACCCACCAGGTGAACGGGGTCCGGTCCTGGGGGTAGTGGCGGATGCGCCAGGCTTCGCCGGGGTCGGTGGGGTCGAGGTCGATGACGGTGGGGCCGTCGACGTGCTCGAGGCGGCCGTCGGGCAGGTGGATGCGGGCGCCGTCGATCTCGAGGTGGGTGCGGGCGACGACGACGGTGCCGCGGCCGCCCCAGTCGATCAGGACGCGGGTCATGCTCTCACCGCCAGGCGGCCGGTGGAGGTGCGGATGACGGGGACGGTGCCGGTGCCCTGCGCGAAGACGAGCCGGCCGGACGTCGAGCGCTCGACGTGGGAGGTGGTCCACTTCGCCTCGAGGTCGGCGACGGCGCCGAGGGCGGCGGCCTCCGTGGCCTGCATCGAGTCGAGGAGTTCCCGGTCCTTGGATGCGCGGTTCTTGGCGATCGTCTCGGTGTACGGCTGGTCGGGGACTTGTCCGGCCTTGAGGAAGAGGTGCCCGCCGGGCACCTCCGCGTAGCGGTTCGGGTCGTCGGCCATAGGTGGGCCCCTTCCATGGTGCAGGGCGCCCCGGTGTGCGGGCGCGGGGGTCAGACTGCGGTGCTGGTCAGAGCGAGTGCCACGCGTCGGCGCGCTTCACCTGGAACGTGCCCAAGCGGAGGTTGTACCGCGTGGACCCGGGACGGAACGGTGGCCACGACCCCGGAGAGGTCGTGTCATCACGGCCCACGATGTTCGCGGTGAAGGAGGCCAGAGCATTCTCCGAGGAGTACGTGGAGATCTGGCGTTCTGCCCCGGTGGACTCCGAGAACGTGATGTCCAGCTTGTTCACACCGCGCCACGTGCCGGTGTCCTCGGAGGTGTAGCGGCCGGCGTAGAACGCGGCGCCATCGCCCGCGTAGACCTCCACGAAGGCCTCGATCTGCAGGTCCCTGAACTGCACGCCCGGGTTCTGCAGATAGATGCCGTGCCCGGACCCGGTCTGGATGTGCATCTTGCTGATGCTGACGTCCTGCACGTTGCCGCACGCCTCGTCGATGTGCAGCGCGAACTTGTGGGTGTCCATGATCTTCGGGTTCGAGATCGTCACGTGCCGAACACCGGACATGCGGATGCCCTCCACCGCGGAGAACGTCTTCTTGTCCTTCTCCACGACCGGGCTGATCAGGGTGACGCCGTCGGCCATCTGGATGAGGAACCCGCACGTGTTCTGGTTGAACTGGCCGGAGTCGATCGCACGGCACGCGTTGAACGTGATCCCCTTGTTGTACACGCCGTCGCTCACCAGGGAGCCGAGCACCTTGAACCCGGTGCCGCCCGAGTTCCGGGCCAGGCACGCGTCCAGCCAGATGTTCGTGTGCGCCGCCGGCCCGGACACGCGGAAGCCGTGCTCGCCGGCATCCTCCACGGTGAACCCCGTGATGCGGACGTCGTCCGTGCCCTCGTCGCCCTCCATGAGGACGCCGTTGTAACCGGGTGCGTACTTGCTGTTCGGCGAGGCGCCGTACACGTGGCCACCGCCGACCCGCATCCGAGTCACATCGTCCAGGTGCAGCGCCTTCGCGTACGTGTTCGCCTCGACCCAGCCCAGGGACACACCCTTGGACTTCTCCGCCCACACGGGCCAGTCGAAGTTCTCCACGTACGTCCGACCGATCGACACCCGGTCCGAGTTCAGGACCCGCACCCCGTTGTCCCGCACGTTTCCCGACCCCGCGGCCGGCACCTGCGAGCGCACGTCCACCCGGTCCACCTCGACGTCAGGCGCGTCCGCGATCGTCACGCCCTGGCACGCCGCCCCGCCCAGGACGGACACGTAGATCCCGCCCACCACCCGCGAGCGCGGGCCGAGGCTGATGACGGGGGCGCGGCCCATGGGGGTGAGCTGCTTGAAGGTGGCCCCGTTGGTGTGCATGACGAGTCCGGCGGGGAGCTTCTGGTAGCTGCTGATGCCGATGGTGGTGCCGGCGGAGAGGACCAGGGGGATGCCGGCGGTGGCGGCGGTGCGGGCGGCTGTGTGGAAGGCAGCGGTGTCGTCGGCGACGCCGTCGCCGACGACACCGGCGTCCTCGGCCCGGATCCCGAACTGGGATCGGGTGGCGGCCTCCGCGGCGGCCTGGACTGCCTTGCGGGACAGGGACCCGGCGAGGCCGATCAGGGCGGCCGTCTGGGAGTCGATGGGGGACTGCGGTTTGAGCCCGACCTCGCCGGCCATGGCCCGGAGCAGCATGCCCAGCTCTTCGAGCTCCGCGCCGAACTCCTTGAGGCGGGCGACGATGGTGTTCGCCACGAACTCCGAATCCTCGGCCGTGTAGGTCTGGTGATTCGGGTCGTCCTTGTCGATCATCCCGACGCCGAGCGGCGCGATCTGAGCCATGCGGGGCCTCCTGGGTCAGGGGCGGATCTGACGGACCGCGAGGATCTGTCGGACTCCGCCTCGGCCGCCCTCCCACTGCAGGCCCACCACCCGTTGCGGGGTGAGGAAGCCATCGCGGTCGAGCGTGATGGTGTCGGCCCGACGGATCGTCGGGTCGATGTCCGCCAGCTCGAGCCCGTCGAGGGCGGCCAGCGGCTGGGCGAACTGCTGGGCGAGGCGCACGAGGGTGTCGTCCATGACGACCGGGGACTGGATCCACCAGCCGCCGTCGTGCTTGTAGGTGCGGTCCACGGTCCTGTTGCCGGTGGACTTCGGCCGGGCCGTGGAGAAGTCCCGCCACACCTGGCGGGCGCGGGCACGGAGCACGAGTCCCTTGCCCTTGGCCGCGGCCGAAAGGTCCGGCAGGTCTTGGGCCGCGAGCTGGAGCAGCGCGACCACGGACTCCGGCGGGCGGTACCTGACCTCGATCGGGTAGGAGACGGAGGACTCCCGCTCGATCGTGGCGTTGTACCACGTCACCGAGGGGACGCCCTCCTGGACCTTCCCGTCCCCGTCGGTCTGGCGGGTGGTGCCGGCCAGGGTCGTGCCGATGCCGGCGTTCACCTGCGGGACCGTGGCCAGGGACAGCTTCAGCGGGGAGCGGTCCACGCTGATCCAGTCGATGCCGGCGGCCGGGGCCGCCTTGTCCTCCCACGTGTCCTGCGGTCGGATCGAGTCCGAGGAGGACTCCCACACCGTGGTCCCGTACCCGGAGGACATCCGGTTCTGGGACGCGGACGGCTGCTGCCAGGTGCCCTCGACCGCGGAGAACACCGACGCTTTCCCGATGAGCCACCCTGTGCCGGGCAGCACGTCCCGGCGGGTGAGCGTGCGCCGCGAAGGACGGGCGTCCATGCGCGTGCGTGCGACCTCCCACAGGCGGCCGTACTCGTCCACCCAGATCGTGGACAGGCACTTCTCCGCCTTCTCCCGCAGCACTTCCAGGGCGGTGCGGTCCTCGATCGCGGGCACTCCGAAGAGTGCCTCCTTCGGGTTGACGTCGAGGATCAGGTTCCGGGTGAACGGCTCGATCACGGAGCGGTCCTCGGTGGAGTACACCTGGACGCCGCCGAGCAGCGTGCCGCCCGGCCACGTCGTGATCCGCACCTGCGAGAGGTTCGTGCCGTTCATCTCGCGGGTGTACGAGGGGAACAGCTTGTGGGTGGTCACGGCCCCGTCCACGCTGATGGACAGGGACCGGTCCGAACCGATCCACGCCACGAGCTCGAAGCCCTTGGCCTTCTCGTCCTCCGTCAGCGCGCGGGTGCGGCCGTACAGGACGTTGCGGAAGCCGTTGTCCAACCACCCGTCCTGGGTCTCCACGGTGATGCCCCGCCAGTCAACGGTCAGCATGATCGAGGAGGACCGCCACCACAGCTCGACGAACGCCGGCATGTCCTTCACCGGCGCGACGAAGGCACGGATCGCCTTGGACTGGTTCATCCGGCCCGACGTGCCCGCCCCCAGCCGCGGCCGATACCGCGCCCAGAGGTTCGCCACCGTCAGACCCCACGACGTCCGGACGTACTCCGGAGAGTCCGACGGGGTGGTCGACGTCGGGGACTTGGCCACCATGGTGGTCGAGTCCTCGAGCGTGCCCACCTCCGCCCACGCCGTGCCCAGCATCGGCGCCGAGACGATCGTCGCCGTCGGGTGCGGGGCCGGGGTCGCCCGGAAGCCCCCGACGGGCGCGATCTCCGCCGTCACCGACGAGGCATGCGAGCCGATCGACATGTACCGGTGCCCGTCAATCGGGGACGGATGCCGGAAGTTCCGCGGCGGCACCGAGACGGCCTTGTCCAGGCTCCCGACCCCGTCCGTGATCCCCACACGGATCTCGCGCTCACCGACCACACCCGCGGTGTCGTCCACAACTCCCGTGAAGATCCGCGTCCACGTCAGGGTGCCGTCCTTGGTGATCTCCATCAGGACCGGCTCGCCCTCCTGCGGGACCTCATCCCGGAACGGGTTCAGGCCGTCGCGCATCACCAGCGGGGTGGGCACGGCCACGAGCGTGACCTCTCCGGTCGCCGCCGTCATGCCAGTGCCCCACGGGGACTGGTCCGGCCCCGGGACCCCCTGGTCCCAGCTCACCTTCCACTCGGTCGGGAACCACCAGGCGCCACGCATGTACACGCGCACTCCCGGCTTCGAGACCAGGGACGGTGTCTGAACCACCGGGCCCGGCGTGATCGCCGGCAGTGGGGTCACCTCGCGTGCCTGGAAATCGGCGAGCACCGGGCGGGCGCCCGGATCCGTCTGCGGAGGCAGCGGAGCCGGCGAGCCATCCACCGTGGGCGGGGACGGCGGCATCGGGCCCGGATCCACCCCGGGCTGCTCCGGCACGATGACGGTCTCCCCACCGGGGTCCGTCGTCGTCGTACCGGCCAGCTTCACACGCCAGGCTTCAGCCTTCTCCCAGACCTCGAGGCCGTACCAGTTCACGGTCGTCTGCTCCGGGCCCGCGTTGTAGCGGGTCGCCGCCAGCTGCACTGCAGCCTGCGAGGACGACCCACCCAGGTAGCCCCTCACCAGGGTGAGGCCCCAGGTGATGTTCGCCGTCGGGTCCGACAGATCCACCCCGGCACGGCGAGCGTCCCGATGGATGGTCCAGTAGGTCAGCTGCATGGGTCCGACGCCGTTCGACGTCACACCAGTCCAGGTCCCGTCCGCTCGCAGCAGCCGGGACAGGAACACCAGGTAGTTCTCACGGGTCACCGCAGTGCGCGGCGTCGTCGAGAAGATCCCGCCAGGGTCGCCGCCATAGACGTTCTGCCCCTGGGACTCCTGCTCCACGAACGCGGCCGCGATGTGCAGAGGCACACCCGTGGCCGCCTGCGCAGCCAGCAGCGCCGGCACGTTCGCCAGGCCGCCCGCGGCCAGCACAGACGCCGCCGTCACCGCGGGCGGCGGCGCCGGAGCCGCCGTCGCGCCCACATACCGGGGCGGACGGGCCACCGCGATGATGTTCTTCTTCGTCGCCGTGCGCACCGTCACCGGCCCCGCCGGATCGTCAGCCGACCCGGCACCGTTCAGATCGATGTACCGGACCGACGAGCCGAGATCCTCGAGCACGAGGTAGACATGGCCGCCGTAGTAGCCCGTCCACTTGCTGACGACGTCGCCCATCTGCCACTTCGACGACACCGACACACGCGCGTAGCCGCGCTCCCTGATCAGCGCGTCAGCTAGCGCGTCTCCGTTGCCCCACGTGGAGGGGTGCCCGTGCAGGTCCTTGCCAGCGCGGTGGATGAGGTCCACGCACTGGCCGGGGTAGGCCCCGTCCGCGTCGAACGTGGTGCCCAGCAGAGGCTTGTACCAGGCCTCGAACTCCGCCTTCAGGGCCGCGAGCGTCATCGCCACAGGGAGCCTCCTTCACGAAGCGGTGCCCCCCCCGGCGGGCAGGGTCTAGCCGGCGTAGCCCATCGAGGCGTGGCCGATCTCGCGGATCGACCACGCATACGAGGCGAGGCTGCCCCCGGGGATCCCGGGGACCGCGAGCTGCACCTCACGGGTCGGGGCGGAGATGTACGCGTTCATGCACCCGGCGCCGGGCGCCCACGGGCGGGCCTGGCCGGTGAGGGTGATCTGCGGGTCCGTCACGGTGGCCGCGTCAGCGGCGGCCAGGGTGAGGGAGGTCGTCTGTCCCGTCGTCGGGAAGGTCAGGGACAGGCGATCTCGGACGCCCGTCGTCGTCCGCTGGTGCGAGCGGACGGTCCGCCCGTCGAGGGCGACCTCGTCCACTTGCAGCCGCGCGGTCCGTGTCGGGTACGAGGTCACCACGCACGAGACCGTGACGGTGCGGTTCATCGGGATCGGAATCCGGGTGAGCTGCGCCCACGTCCCGTCCAGGGGTGTGGCCCCGGACTCGAGGAAGCGGGGGCCGGGCAGGTAGTCGTCGGGCAGGATGCCGCCACCGCCGGGTGTGATGCCCGACCAGCGGGCCGGGGACATCAGCGCGGCCTCCGGGTCGAGCAGGTTCTCAGCCTGCGCGGCCTCGGAGTACCAGACGCTGGGCCCCGACCGCCGGTGCCACGCCCCGCGCACCCGCGAGAGGATCGCGGCGTCCTCCGGGGACGACGTGCCCACGCTGAGCTGCCACACGCGGTTGGCGAGCTGCGGTGCGAGCTGGATGTAGACGGTGCCGTCGTCCGCCCGCACCTCCCGCACGACGTCGTCCCCGGCGGGAGCCTCCGCGAGCGTGGACGCGCACGGCAGCTCCTCGAGGCCACCGAGCGGGCCGAAGAGTCCACCCACAGGTCACCTCCCAGCGGTGTAGTCGGCGTTGCGCTGCACGATGCTCGCGAACTGCCGACGGTCGATCTCGATGGTGTGGACGACGGACGCCGCCCCGGCCCGGGCCGCCGCGTAAACGGCGCCCAGGTCCACCGCCGGCGCAGCCGCGGGGGCGGCCATGCTCAGCTGCGGAGCGGGTGCGTATGACGACCAGGACGGGGTGGTGATGTCGCCGGCGGTGCGGCCGCGCAGGTGGTGCACGGAGGGGTGGTCCCGGTTGATCAGGTCCAGTGCCGCCGGGTACCGGTCCGCGGAGTCCGCGTTGACGACCCACTCGTGGTCGTCCAGCCAGGCCAGCGGCGTCCCGTCCCCGGTCACGCCGAGAATCTGGTCCGTGCCCCGACCCGTGCCCGGCAGACGGCCGCCCGCGGAGAACCGCGGGTAGAAGTCCCGGAGCAGCTTGCCGTTGAAGGCCCGCGCCCGGAACTCCTCCTCCTTCGGCGAGACCCACCGCCAGGCCCCGCCGGAGTCGAGCACGATCTGCCGGCCGTCCTTGAAGAACACCCGGCCCGACCAGTCCTCGTGGATCGCCCCTGAGAAGATCGGGCCGTACCGACGCTCGAGCTGACGCATCCACGCCGGACCGAGCGTCTCCCACGGATGGTCCCCATGGTCAGCGCCCGGCGTGCCGGCCACGTACTCCCACGGGACCACGTTCCAGCCCTGCTTCGCGCGCGCCTTCCGATCAGGCTCGATCAGGCTCACCCAGTCGCGGGTGCCCTTGTCGTAGCCCCTCGTCGAGCCCGTCCATGCAGCAGAGCTGCCGTGCGTGTTCGCCTTCGGCGCGCTGCGGCCCTTCGAACGCGAAGCGTTACCCGCGGTATCAGCCGCGCGTACCGCCAGGGTGGCGGTCCGCATGGCCACCACGAGCGCGTTCGCAGCCGCCACAATCCGGGCGGCGGCCACGCTCATGCTCGAGGCCAGGCTCTCGGCCCCCACGCGCCCGCCCCCGGCGAACGCCGGCAGGCCCATCAGCCTCGGGTCGTCGCGGTTGATCGCATCGAGCAGGGCCCCCCACTTCGCGGAGGACCGCTGGTTGATGATCCACTCGCCGTCGTCCACACGGGCGATCGGCATCCCGGACCCGGTCACGCCGAGGATCATGTCCGTGCCCAGGCCGGTGTGCGGCAGGCGCCCGCCGGCGGAGAAGCCGGGCAAGGACGCGATGCCGCCCTCGGCAAGCCCGGGCTTCAGCACCGTGCCCCGGCCTGCACCGCTCTCGCGGGACAGGTCCGAGAGGGTGCGGATCCCGGTGTACTTCGCGAAGATGCTCACCGTGCGGCTGCGCGCCGCGTAGTTCAGCGCTCCCTCGGCGTCTGCGGTGTGCGACACCGCGGTCAGGTCCACGGTCTTGCCCGTGATCGCGTCGATGTCCGTCTGGACGCCGTAGACGGTGCCCTGATCGTCCACCCACACAGTGCGGTCCACGCCGTGGACGTTGCGGATGGCCTCCTGAACGGGGATCTCGGTTCCGTCCGTGGTGACGAAGACCGTACGGGTGACCCCGTCGATCTCGTCGATGCTCTGCTGCACCGACCCAGCCGTCCCCTCCTCGGAGACGGCGACCGTCACGCCCTTGTACCCGGGGATCGCGTCGATCGCCTCGCCCGTGGACTCGGCGATGATGCGCGCCTGCTGGTCCATGGACGTGGCGATGTCCACGCCCTCGGGGATGCCCATCATCTGACGGGCCAGCGTGTCCGCGGCCTCAGATGACTGGCCCATGGCTTCGTAGCCGGCCACGAGCTGCTCGTAGGTCTCCATGAGCGCGTCACGGATCGTGCCCTGCGACTTGCCCGCCTCGGCGTACGCCCGGGCAGCGTCGAAGCCGGCCACCGCGACACCCTGCAGCGCGTCAACGTTGGCACGCCCGGCCTCCGTGGACAGGTCCAGGCTGGCCGCGTTCTCCTCGATGGACTTGTTGAGGGCGTCCCCTGCCTCGTACATGGCCGCCTGCGCGTCCTGCACGGACATGTGCATCATCCCAGCGCGGAAGAGCGCGTCGATGACCTTGTCGAGCTTGTCCCCGGCCTCCTCGGACTCGTCCGCGAGGATGGCCATGGCCTCGCCCATGCCGTTCAGCCCGTCGGGGTTGATGCCCGTGGTCTGCGCGAGCTCGTTCACGAGGGACTGCGACTTCTCCGCCGCGGCCTCAGCCTCGGCGGCCATCTTCGCCATGGCCGCCTCGGCGTCAGCCGAGGCCTCCGCGGTGCGGACCGCCTCCGGGGCGACCCCAGACAGGGCCCACTCCAGGGCCTGAGCGTCGTCGATGTTCACGCCCATTTCCGCGGCGACGCCCTTGAGGGAGTCGCGCAGGCCGGGCATGTAGGTGTTGAACAGCTCCTCGGCCGGCCTGCCCGTGGCCTCCCAGGAGCGGGCGAGCTCCTGGAACGCAGCCGTGGCGGCCTCGGTCTCTCCAGAGGAGGCGAGGTTGCCCATCTCGTTGCCGAGCTCCATGAGCCGGTCCTCGACCTGGCCGACGTTGTCCTTGGCCAGACCCGTCCAGGCGAACGCGTCGTTCGCCCAGTCGTTCAGGCCGCGGCCGAAATCGTCCTGAGAGGACACCAGATGCTGCAGCGCCTGGTCCATCCCCATGATGTTCTCGGCCGACGATCCGGCGGACACGTCCCAATCCGAGAACACGCTGTTCAGCTGGTCCTTGCGAGCCACGACGTCATCGCCCGCGTTGGCCACGTTGCGGATGGCCGTGGCCATCTTCTCCGTGGTCATCGTGTCGTACGAGGTGGTCGCCTTGGCCAGCTCGATCGCCGCGAGCGCGACGCCACTGAGGACGGACGCGACGCCGGCCAGCTTGCCGAGCTTGCCCACGGCGGCGGCGGACTTCGAGCCGGCCGGGGCGAGGTCGTTGAGGGCGTCGCGGGTCTCCTTGATCTTCGGGATCACGGTGAGGGTGGCGCCGGCCAGGAGGCCCGCGCCGCCGGTCACGCCGGCGAACACGGTGCCGATCTGCAGCACGCCCTCGGGGAGGCTGCCGACCCAGTCGACGACGCCCTCGAGGCCCTGGACCATGTCCCGCAGGACGTCGTTCGCCCCGGACCCGGACTGCAGGAAGACCGTGTCGAAGGCGCCGCCGAGCTTCTCGAGGTCGCCGGCGAGGTTGTCCTGCATGATGGAGGCCGTCTCGGCCGCGTAGCCGGCGTCGTTGACCTTCTCGGTCCACTCGCGCACGCCCTCGGCGCCGCCCTCGTAGAGGACGGACGCCGCGCGGATCGCGTCGGAGCCGAAGAGCGTCTGCAGCGCGGCCGCGCGCTGCTGCTCGGACATGCCAGCGAGCGCGCCCTGCAGCTTGCCGGCGTACTCCTCCATGCCGATGAAGTTGCCGTTGGCGTCGTAGGCGGAGAGGCCGAGCTCCTCCATGAGCTGGGCGGCTTCCTTGGACTGCGGGTTGAGCCGCTGCAGCATCGTCTTGAAGGACGTGCCGGCGTCAGAGCCGGTGAGGCCGGCGTTGGCGAACATCGCCAGGGTGCCGGTGGTCTCCTCGATGTCGAGGCCGGTCTGCGCGGCGACGAGACCGGACTGGTTGAGCGCGGCGCCGAGGTCTTCGACGGAGCCCTGGGCCTTTCCAGCGCCTGCCGCGAGGAGGTCGGCGACGTGGGGGATCTGGGAGCCATCGAGCTTGAACTGGACGAGGGCGGACGCGGCGAGCTCGGCGGCGTCGCCGACGTCGAGGGCGCCGGCGGCTGCGAGGGAGAGGGCGCCGTCGAGGCCGCCGGCGAGGATCTCCTCGGTGGAGACGCCGGCCTTGGCCATCTCCTCGATGCCCTGGGCGGCCTCCTCCGCGGAGTACGCGGTGTCGGCGCCGGCCTTCTTCGCGGCCTCGCCCAGGAGAGCCATGTTCTCTTCGGTCTCGTGCGTGGCCGCACGGACGGAGGACATGGCCTTGTCGAAGTCGGCGGCCGTCTTCACGGTCATGCCGGCGCCGGCCACGAGCAGGCCGCCGGCGCCCATCAGGGCGCCGCCGACCTGCTCCATGGACGCGGAGGCACGCTCGACCTTCTCGGCGAGGGTCTCCACCTGGGTGCCCGAGGCCTGCAGCGCACCCTGGTACGCCTTCTGCGCGTTGGCCGCGCGCTTGGCCGCGGACTCGGAGTCGCGCTGGGCCTTGGCCAGACGCTCCTCCGCGCGCGTGACGGCCACGGTGGACCCGGAGTCACGGGCGCGGCTCAGCTCAGCTTCGGCCACCTTGAGCCGGCCCGCGGCGTCCTTCGCCCGATCCTGGGCCTTGGCGACCGCGGCCGCCGCCTGCTCGATCTTCCGGGCCGAGGCCTCGGAGTCCGCGGCCGCGCGCGAAGTGGACTGGCCGAGATCCCCAGCCGCCTTCTTCGCCTTGTGCATGCCGGCGATGAAGCCCTCGACATTGGCGCGCAGGGACAGGCTGATGGAACGATCGGCCACGGGGCGCCTCCTTCCGGGTCTCAGCTGACGGGTCTGATCTGGGGGATCAGCGACTCGGGATGGGGGCGCTTGTCCGCTTGCCACGCTTCGCGTTCGATTGCGGCCGCGTCGGTGAAGTGGCAACGGATCGGCGGGTCCGCCCGGTACCGGACGAGGGGGTCTTGGCAGACCTCCTTGAGGCCGCCGCACCGCGGGCAGATCTCCGTGGCCTCCCACTCCGCGAGCGCCAGCACCTTGGCCCGCTCGGCGTCGTCCCACTCTGGCTCTGGCCGTGAGGACAGCAGGCGGCCATCGCCGTCGTGGACGTATGTGGTCTCGGGCTCCCAGCCGAGCAGACGCCGGTGGGAGATGCCGAGCTCACGGGCGAGCCTTACTTCCTCCCGGAACTGCGGGTCGGCTCGGAGGCGCGGAAGAAAGGGAGGTCGTTTGACCCCACGTTCAGCTGGACCACGGTGGTGCGGAAGTCCGCGTGCTGGGAGTCGGACAGCTCGGCCGCGAAGTCCGGCCAGTCGGCCGCCGTGAACTCCTCTGCGGAGCCGTCATGCTTGCGGGTGACCGAGACGATCGCGTCGTCGATCTCGAGCGCGGCGTCCGCGATGGCTTCCTTGTTGAACGGGAACGGGTCGTCCGGCGACTGGCCGTCCTCGCCGGCGGGGCGGGGCGGGTGCGCGGTGACGAGCTGGTCCCAGACGGGCCGCGGCAGAGCGCGCAGCCGGAACAGCACGGTCTGCTCGAGCGCGGCGGACGCGAGGGACTCGGCCTTCTCGTTGAGGTCGGCCAGCTCCTTCTCGATCTCGGCCATGCGCTTCTCGGCGGGGGTCTTGCGCCGGTTGAGGCGGTCATCCTGCGTCTGGGCGTTGACCTGCCCGGTCACGCGCTTGGCCTCGGTGAGGAGGTCCTGGACCTTCGCGCGGGTCAGCTCCCAGTCGGCGGTCAGGGTGCCGTCCAGGCAGACCTCGACGACGCGCTCGGCGCGCTTGATGTGCAGTGCCACGGTGGGCTCCATTCCGGGGAGGGCGAGGGAAGGGAGTGCCCGCGAGGGTGCCGCGCCCTTCCCAAAGGCGACACCCTCGCGGGGTTCATCAGGCCGCGACGGCCACGCGGCGCACAGGCCCGCGGACGAAGAGCTTCTGGATCGTGCGGGTCACGGAGTTCGCCTCCTCGGGCACCTCGCGCTGCTCGCCGGCGGTGACGGGCCAGATCTCCACGATCTGGCCGGCCGCGAGCGGCTGCTCGTACGGCAGGCCGCGGCGGGTCACGATGTAGTGGTCGGTGCCCTCCACGAGCGTGTCCACGGCCTTGTTGAACTCGGCCTCGTACGGGCTGTTGGTGTTGTCGATGTAGGTGACCTCGAGGCCGCGGGTCTTGCGGCCCGGGCGCTCGAAGGTCTCCGTGGAGCACAGACGCTCGTCCGCGATCGAGGCCTGCTCCTTGGACGGCGACCAGCCGTCACCGGTCAGGTAGCAGGAGATGTCCACCACGGACGCCGCGGTGAGCTCGGCGATGGTGGGCGCGTCGACGTCGGCGATGGCGGGGACGACGAGGACGAGCTTGTTGCCGTCCGCGGGGGTGCTGGGGATCTCGGTACCGGCCATGTCAGGCCTCCTTGTCGGTCATGCCCGCCTCAGCGGACTCGGTCGTGTGGGTGGATGCCGCCCCGGCGGGCCGGAGGCGGTGCTTCGCCGGCCGGATCACCGGCGACGGCGGGTAGGTCTTGCGGTTGAGCAGCTCGAAGGGCCCGCCGATCCGCGGATCGGTCTCGGCGACGTCGAACTGGTGGCCGGTGTCCTTGTCGCGGACGCGCACGAACACGGGGGCCTCCTTCCATGGGGTCCCCGGCGTGCGGGGCGATCACCCCGGCCCAGGTCAGGCGGGGAGCGTGAGGCCGAACTGCAGCTTCGCGAAGTGCACGATCTGGCCGTCAGGGGCGGTTTCATCGTCCGTGAGGACGTCCGTACCGCCTGGTTCGAGTTCCAGCCGCTGCCCCAGGACGCGGGCGCCGTCCAGCGCGGAGACGCACCCGTCGACGAGCACGAGGACCGCGGCTGAGGACAGGCTGGCCACCGTGAGCAGCCACGAGACGCGGCGGCCATGCCGGGCGCGAGAGAGCGCGCGGTCACGGATCCACGGGCGGCGCGGGGTCACCAGCACGTACGGGTATGTCGGCATGGCGGGGACCTCGCCGTCGTGCACCGTGAACCCGGTGCTGGCCAGCAGTTGTAGCAGCTCCTCGTGAGCGGAGAGAGTCACAGGTCCCCTCCCATCCGGCCGAGCAGCTCCTGCAGGTACCCGACCAGGCGGGGTTCCTCCTCGCGCAGCGGCCCGTCGAAGTCGACCGTGCCGCCGCCGCGGGAGGTGCCGAAGAACGCGACGTTCGCCAGTGCGCCGGCGTGCCGGTCCTTGTCCGGGCCGACCTCGTAGCCGAGCGCGCGGACATCGCCGATCTGGTCGTAGCTGATCGAGGCGGCCACCTGCCGGAAGTGCTTCGACTCCCGCAGGTTCTCCTGCAGCCCGGTCTTGATGTTCTGGGCGCCGCGCTTGAGCACCTTGTCGACCTCACCGGCCACCTCGAGGCCGATGCGGCCCAGGTTCGTCGCGTACGCCCGGAGCTCCTCGGACCCGTTCATCGGGTCACCAGCTCCGCTGACCAGCGGTCTGCCGTGCGGTACTCGCCACGGTCCAGCTCGCGCAGCTCCAGCCGCAGGCCGACGAGGTCGGGATCCATGCGCGAGGCAAGGACCTCAACGACGTCGCCCGCGACGCACCGCGAGTGGACCGGCAGATCCACTCGGGGGCCCTCGACGACGGCGAAGCGGCCGGCCACGTCCGTCCGGCCCCGTGGGCCGCCGGCGCCGGTCTGCACCTTGCCGACGTCGCCGTCCGTGCCGTCGCCGTAGACCACGCTGGTCTCGGCGGTGACGACGCCCGTGCGCGGGTCCGTGGTCTTGCGGCCCGTGGCCCGGTGCACGCGCACCCTGGTGGTCATCAGCGCCTCCGCGGCCGCGCGCCCACGCAGCAGGCACGCCTCGATCTCCTCCGGGCTGCGCATCAGGCACCCGGCCGGATCGTGAATGCGCCCGCGCGCGCCGGCCGCAGCAGGGCCAGCTGGGACTCCGTGGGGTAGAGCATCCCCTCTGCGAGCGCGCGGTCGATGGTCTCCTGGGTGGAGGTCTGCGTCTGCTCGGAGTAGTCGTCCAGGGACATCGACTCGTTGGTCGTCGTCGTGCGTGAGCGGGCGCCGGTGGGGTTCTTGAGGACGTTGGCGACCATCTCGGCGACCACGTCGTCCACGATCGTCTGCTCGAGCTCCTTGGCCGCGAGGCGGGCCGGGAGCGAGGGGAGTGCCAGGAGGAGACGGAACCAGGCCGTGTGAATGAGGCCCTCTACGTAGGTGGCCTCCTGGGAGGTGAGCGGCCGCAGCAGGAACTTCTCGACAGTCTCCTGGTCGGCGTTGAGGACTCCGGTCACGGCTGCTCACCTCCTGGGGGTCACTCGGACTCGGGGGAGTCCGGGCGGGTGTCGTCGTGCTCCTCGTTGGAGGGCTCGTCGACGGTCGGGGAGGTCTCGCCGAGGTGCTCGGCGATGACCTCGAGGATCTGGGGTTTGACCTTGGCCTCACCGAGGGTGAGGTCGTTGGCCTTGGCCCAGGCACGCAGGTCCTTCACGGTCCAGGTGTCATCCGGGGCGCCCTCGGGGTACACGGCGGGGCCGGTGTCCTCGGGGTCCTCGGTGACGGTCTGTGTGGTGGTGACCTCCGTGGAGATGGTCACCGCGCCGGCCGGGCTGGTGGGCCCGGTCGGCGCGGCGCCCAGCGCCCGCGGGTTGTGCTTGCGCAGGTGCTGCAGGAACTTCTCCGGGGGGACCGTGCCGACCACGTGGCGGGTGCCGGTGGCGTGGTCGGTCACGGTGTACTGCAGGACGTCGTCAGCCATCAAGGGACCTCCGATCAGTAGACGTCCGCGACGAGGAGCCGGTGGGGCTGCTCGATGAGCGGCATGCCGACGCCGGAGACCTTGGTCCAGGTGCGGACCGGGTCGAACTCCTTCAGGACGGACGCGAACAGGCCGGGCAGCTGCTCGAAGCCGAGCACGCCGCTGTTCGAGGCCGCGAACTCCAGGGACTCGGCGGTGATGCCCCAGGCGGTGTAGCCCAGGTCGCGGGCGTTGGTCGGCAGCATGACCACGCGGTCGGCCGCGATGGGCCGGGTCGCGGTGCCGTTGACGTCGATCTGCGCGGAGTAGACGACGATCTCGGGCAGGTCGCGGGCGGCCAGGATGGAGCCGAGCTGGTTGTTGTCCAGCGTGGCCACCATGCCCGGGCCGGTCAGGCCGGCCAGGGAGCGGGCCTCCACGGAGGCCATGAGATGGGCCTTGGCGGTGCGGGACATGACGACGTAGCCGGGCCGCTCGCCGGTGGCCTCCTCGTACTGGTCGGTCCAGGCCGCCACGTCCGAGACCGGGGTCGCGTTCTCGCGGTCCGACCAGAGGACGGAGGGCGCCACGAGGTGCTCGGCCGGCAGGCCGAAGTCGGCCTCCAGGGTGAGCCCGTTCTCGTTGGCCAGGGTGAACTTGCCGTCCGTGAGGACGTCGCCGCGCGCGAGCTCCATGCGGGCCTGGATGGACCCAGCGAGGTTCGCGCCGTCGTCGTACACCTGGTCCACGAGCTGCGCCGTGTTCCCGCTGCCGCCGGAGCGGATGCGCTCCAGCTGCAGCCGCTCGTGCTCGCCCAGCGGGATCTTCTCCGAGATCGGGGGCAGGGTCACCCGCGAGCGCTCGAAGGGCGAACGGGCGCCGATCGGCGACTCGGCGTCGTAGGTGCGGAACGCCGCGGCGCGGTTGCGCTTGATGGTGCGGTCGATGCCGGCCTCGATGTCCGGGACGAGGACGTCGGGGAGGAAGCGGTTGAGGATCCACGCCGTCGGGGACGGGACCTCACGGACGTAGGCGGTGAGTGCCGGGGGCGGCACGAGGTCGATGATCTGAGCCATGGGTCAGTCCTCTCGGTCTCAGCGGGTGATGATGCGGCCGGCCATGTCGGTCTTCGCGGCGGTGTCCAGGCCGTGGCCGGCCGGGAGCTTCGCCTCGATGACCACGCCGTGCTCCATGAGGGGAGCGCCCACCTTGGTGGTGCCGGCGGGGACGGGGATCGTGTTGAACAGGAAGCCGGCGGCGACCTCGCGGCCGTCGGTGGCCGCGTTGTCGTAGGGGCCGTAGAGGCCGGTCGCGGTGATCCGGCCGAGCACGAGCCCGGAGAGGATCGAGCCGTTCGAGACCTTGTTGCCGGTGAACTTGCCGGTGTCGAGGGTCACCGTGCGGGTGGCCTCGGTGCCGTGGGCGGATCCGAGCCACGAGCGGTTCTCGCTGAGCACGGTGTCCTTGCGGACGCTGATGTCCATGGGGTCCTCCTTGGGACGGATGCCGGGCTCAGCCGGCGGTCAGGTGTACGGGGGGTGCCGGCCGTGGCCGGCGGTCAGGTGTTCGGGGTGCCGAAGCGCTGGCGGGCGCGGGCCTGGCCCACGGAGTAGTCGTCCTCCTTGGGCGTGGTGCGGGCGCCCTGACCGGGATCCGGCACGTGCTGCCGGGCGGGGGTCTTGCCGGTGCCCCAGGTGCTGATCCAGTCGTCGGCGTCCGCGGCGATCTCGTCCTTCGTTGCCCCGCGGAGTCGCTCCGCGGCGCTGAGGTCGAGGCCCTTCTCGGCGGCCACCTGGTAGCGCAGGAGCAGGGCGTCCTTCTCGGCGAGGGAGCTCTTGGCCGTCGCGGCCTGCTGCTCGAGCTCTGTGAGGTGCTCGGCCTGCTTCTGCTCGGCCGTCTTGTCGCGGTCCTCGTAGTCCTTCAGCCGCTTCTGCAGGTCCGTGAGCTCGGAGCGGAGCTGCCGGTTGGCCTCTCGCTCCGCGGTGAGCGCCTTCTTGCCCGGCTCGCCGAGCTGCTCGTCGCCGCCGTCGCCGGCATGCTCCTGCTCACCGGCAGAGGCCGCAGGGTCGCCCTGCTGACCGTCGCCGTCGGAGTCCTCCTGCATGGTGGCGTCACCGAAGAAGCCGCGGTGGAACTCGAGCAGCGCCTCGACGCCGCCCGGGGCCGCCAGGTCGATGCCCTTGCGGGCGGCGAACGCGGCGGGGATCTGACTGGTGTGCATGGGGGTCCTTCCCTTCGCGGGTTGCCTCGCGCGGCACCGAGCCGCGCGAGGAGGTCTGATCAGCCGGCCTCGCGGGCGGCCTTCTTCGTGGTGAGGCGCGCCGCCTCGTCGCCGAGGACGACGATGCGGCGGTAGTCCGTCTCCGCGGTGGCCGCGAGCGCCGGGGTGAGCGGGCCGCGGCCATAGGGGTTGCGTCCCTCAAGGACGGTCTCCCAGCGGAGAGTCGCGTCGAAGCGGCGGCGCTCGGCCTCGGTCATGGTGGCGCGCTGGTTCGGGTCGCGGGCCCCGGTGGCTCGGGCGGCGCGGACGGCTTCGGAAGCGCCCCTGCGGGCGCCGCCGCGGCCTAGCGCGCCGAGGCCCTCGCGGTCGCCGATGATCGAGCCGCCGGGGACCTGGCCGCCGGGGACGATGTAGCCGTTGCGCTCGAGCAGCGCGATCGCCTTGGCTCGATCGTTCCCGGCCTGCTGGTAGATCGCCTCCGGGGTCAGGCGGGAGCCCTTCACGCCGGCGCCCCAGGTGGCGTAGCCGCGCTTCGAGGTGCCCTCCGTCGTCGTGCCCGTGCGACGCTGGCCGCGGCGGGTGCCGTCCTTGGAGATGCCGGCGTAGCCGGTGCCTCGCTGTGCGTTCACGACCTGGTTCAGGTCCGCGCCGTCGCGGATCGCCTGGGCGTTGGCCTTGCCGAACCAACGGTCCTGCTCAGCCTGGGTGAGCCCCTCGAAATACTCGTACGGGTCAGAGACCAGGCCCTCTGCCTCGGCCGCAGCGCGGCCGGCCACGGGCTGGTGGACACAGTCGCAGTTCGGGTGCCGGCGGAAGCCTGCGTTCCAGCGGTAGAAGCGGCCCGCGAGGACCACGCACCGCGGGCACGAGGGCGGGTTGAGCATCCGCACGTACCCCTGCACGCGCGGCCGGGCGGCCATGTCCGCGCCGGCCGCGACGCGCGCGGCGTCCGTGACCGTGGTCTTCACCAGAGCGCGCAGCTGGTCCCGGCCGAACGTGAGCGCGTGGCGCTCCGTCATGCCCCGGCTGATGCCGATCTTCGCGGTGCGCGCCGGCGTGTACAGCATGTAGGCCAGGTCCGCGCCATCCGGGGAACGGCCTGCGAGCGCGCCGGGGTCCAGGAAGCCTGCCGGGGGCTCCCACGTGCCCGTGGCCGCGAGCGCGGCAGCGCCGTAGGTGGCGCCGGCGATCGCGGCCTCGAGCTGGGCCGTGGTCACGTCCCGGGTCAGGTGGGGGAGCAGCGCCGCCCAGGACTCTGAGATGTGCCCGGAGTCCACGTGCGCCCAGTAGCGGTCGGCGCGGCGCAGCGCGGCGGCCTGGAGCCGCTGCACGCGGCGGTAGTGGGCGACGGTGGGGTTCGGGTACTTCTCAGAGGCCGTCCACATTCTCGGTGTCCCTCATGGTGCGCTCGAAGAACGGGTCGGAGGCGTTCTGCTTGTCCCATTCGTCCATCTGCCGCATCTGGGCCGGCGAGTAGTTCAGGTCCACGCGGGCCTGCTGGGGCGGGATCACCCCGGCCTGCACGAGCTTCACGGCCGCGTCGGCTTCCTGGGCACGGGTCGGGGTGGCCGGGTTGCGCCAGTTCACCTCGAGGCCGCGGAGCTCGTCCGCGGGGCGGCCCATGACGGACCAGCAGTCCCGCATGACCTCGACGAGGCCGCCGCCGATGAAGGTCTGCTTGCGCTCGGCGCGCTTCGTCTTCTGGATCTCGGCGGCCTTGATCGCGGGTTCCGAGGTCGGGTTGTCGCCCTGGAACGCCGAGATGTGCGAGGGCAGGGCGACCTGCATGAAGGTGATGGCCAGCAGCAGCTTGATCGAGTCGTGGAAGACCTTCAGGTCTGCCTCTTCGAACTGGCCGACCTTGACCTCGGAGGCGTTGGCCTCGGAGGCCCAGACGCCGCCGGCCAGCTGCTGCCAGACGGAGAGCTGCTTGCCGTTCTCGTCCTGGAAGTCCTCCTTGGACAGGCCGAATGCGAAGCGACGCGGCATGGCGTGGAACTCGCCGGAGATCATCATGTCCGTGGCCATCTTGTTGATGGCGTCCAGGGTGGGGAGCACGCCGGCGAACTCGGGCATCCCGTCCATGCGGAGCAGACGCTGCTTGTTCGGGAACGCGACGACGCGCGTCGAGGGCCCGTCGTGCTCGTCGCGGTTCTTCTTGTCCTCGGTCCAGTCCTTGCCGCGCTGGACGAACGTGGATCGCCGCCCGGGCAGGTAGAGCGTGGCCCACTGCTCGATCTTGCCCGACCCGTCCTCCTCCTCCCATCGCTTCAGCGCGCGCGCAATGCGCCGGGTGCGCGGATCGCGCACGGCAACCACCTGCATGGGGGACTCGACCGTCACCAGCGGCGCGTCGTCTGCGGACTCGCCGGGGCCGGTGATGATGAACGCGTTGCCCAGGCCGATGGACTCGGTCTGCAGCATGGGCATCTGCTGAGCCATGCCGTTGGCCATCCACACCTGGTGGATCTGCTCACCGATCCCCGCGGCCGCCGACGGGACCACGGCCTCTCCGGGCCGGCCCTGCACGCCTGGACGGGATCCCTGCGCCACGGAGGTGCCATCACCGCCGGGAAGCGTGAAGCCCTGCACGTCCAGGACGGACTCGTACGCCTCCACGATCACGTTCGGGAGGTCCAGCACCAGCTGCGTGAGGCGATCGCCGAACTCGTCCTGCAGCGCGGGCGCCATGTACTTCAGCGGCTGCTCCAGGTTGAGGTACTGGTCGTACTTCTCCAGCGTCTTCTTCCGCTCAGTCAGCTGGCGGTCCAGCTGCTCCAGAGCCTTCACCTCGTCGATGCGGTCCACCTCCCTTCGGTGCTCTGGCTCAGCGGCGGCCGAAGACGGTCACCTTGCGCTCGGGCTTCGTGTTGAGGCCGGCGCGCACCCAGCCGTCAAGGCCGGTCACGGCCGCCTGGATGCCGTCAATGCGGCGCATCGAGGATCTGCGGTTGGGCTTCACGGGACGGATGTTGTCCGTCTCGTCGGTCTTCGTCTCGACCCACAGCGCCATCCAGCGCGAGACCGGGTCGTCAGGCAGGATCACGAGGCCGCCGTTGATCAGCCGCTCGAACTCCTTGGCCGCGGGGCCGATGCCCACGAAGCCCTGGCCCACGGGCACGAGGTCCACGCCGCGCGCGGCCTGGTCGATCTCCTGCACGATGTGGCCGGCGAACATGCGGTCGTAGCTGATGCGCTGCAGGTCGTAGTGGCGGGCGTCGCCCACCGCCTTGGCCTTCACCGCGGCGTAGTCGATCACGTCGCCCTCGGTGGCGTGCACGTAGCCCTGGTCCACCCAGGCCTGCAGCGGTACCTGCAGCTGTTCCTGCAGGGCCTCCACACGGTCCTCGGGCACCCAGTAGTCGATCAGCAGCTCGAGCTGGTAGCCCGGCCGGGTGGACTCCACCCAGACCGCCCACGCCGTGAAGTCCGACGTCGCCGAGAGGTCCAGCCCCGCCCACGCGCGGCGGCCGCGCAGCCGCGCGCGGTCCGGGCGGGCCGTGAGCTCGTCCCACTTGCCGATGTCCAGCCACCGCGACGTCGACGCCGTGCGCAGGTTCAGCGCGAGCTGCTTGAAGACAGCGAGCTCGCGCGGGGAGTTCCGCGCCTTCTTCGCCTCGGTCTCCATGTACCGCCGGTTCGGCGACTTCGGGAAGCCCGGCGAAGCCTTTGCCCACGTCGACTCCGCGAACGGGTCGTCGCCTTCCTCGGCGCCCCAGACCACCCCGTAGAACGAGGGATCCGAGATGATCCCGGAGGCCACGTTGAGCGTGTACGTGTGCTTCTCGTCGTACGGCGTGCCGTCCTCGGCCTCGTCCGCCGTCGTGATGTACAGCAGCAGCGGCTGATCACGGGCACCCACGCCGGTCTCCAGCGCGTCCACGAGGCCGGCCTTGCGGCGCAGCGTGTGGACCTCGTCCACGACCGCGCCGGACACGTTCAGACCGTGCGCGGTCTCCGCCACGGACGAGAGCACCCGCAGGATCGAGGCCGTCCGCGGCACACGCACGACGTCCTTCAGCGGCTCCACCCGCGAGCGCGCGGCCTTCGACGTCGAGAGCATCCGCTTGGCGTCCTCGAACACGCGCGCGGCCTGCTCCTTCGAGCCGGCCGCGTTGTAGACCTCGGCGCCGGGCTCCTGGTCCGCCAGGAGCAGGACGCCGGAGATGGCGGAGGAGATCGTCGACTTGCCGTTCTTGCGGGGGATCTCGACCCACACGCGGCGGATCACGCGCACGACGCGGTCCAGCTCGGCGTCGAAGTAGACCCAGCCGAAGACAGGGGCGAGGATCCAGACGACCTGCCACGGATCCAGGCCCTGGCCGAGGCGCAGGTGAACGCCGGCCCAGCGGCCCTTCGTGTGAGTGAACGCTCCGAGCGCGCGCAGCGCACGCTGCGCGCGGGCGACGTCGAACCACGCGTCCGGGTGCTGGTCAGCCTGGAACGCCACTGTGCGCGGTCGCTTACCGGCCGCCTCGAGGATCTGCTCGTGGCTCATCCCGAGCTCCACGAGTGCGTCGTACGGCACGGGCAGCCCGTCCAGGGGGTTCTTCGTGGCCACGGCGCACCTCCTCGTCAGGGGCGGTGCGCCTCAGCTCCCTCAGTCGAAAGGATCGAAGTCGTCGCCGCCGTCCTCGCGGGCCGGCAGGCCGGTGCGCGCGGCCGGCGAGAGGCCGAGCTCGCGCACGTAGGTCTTCAGCTGGGCGCGGTACTGGGCCGCGATCGTTGTCATCGGGTTCTTCGCTGCGCCGCGCTGGCCCATGACGATCAGACCCTCCCGGGAGAGCTCGTGCTCCGCCCACTCGAGGCGGGCCACGCACACGCAGTAGTCCACGACGAGCGACCAATCCGGCTCACCGAGGCCCACCGAGTTCCGCAGCACCGGGACGACGCGTGCCCACTCCTCGGCCGCCCGCTTGCGGACGAACCGGGTGCCGTTGATCGCCTGCCGGCGCCGCTCGTAGACCGCGAGCGCCTTCTCCCAGCGGTACTGGCGCTGCGTGAAGTGCTCGACGGACTCGTCGGGCTCGCGCTCGGGCTCGGCGGGCTTCTTCGGGGCCTTGGCCTCGGGGAACTCGCGGGCCCAGGAGGGCTCGGGGAAGTCGTCGGCGGGCGGGAGCACCACGGACTCGGGGACGGGCCGGTGGCCGGGGTTGCCTTCGCGGACGACGGCGAGCGCGGGGCGCGCGGCGGGGCCGGGCATGGGCGCTCCTTCCCGCGGCCGGCGGGCCGTCAGCTGTAGTGGCGGTGCCAGGCGGATCGGACCGCGGGCATGTCCTGCACGACGGTGGTGAGCAGGTCCACCATGTACTCGAGCTCGACGTTGAGGCCGTCGTGGAGTCGGCGGAGTGCCTTCTTCGGCACGGCCGACTCAGCGGCCAGGACGACGTCGTCGATGCGGTGGTGGAAGAGGTGGAGCACCTCGTGGACCAGCGTGTTCCGCTGCTCGTCGGGGTGGACGTGGGTCCATCCCCTGCTGAGGCGCACCTCTGCGACGTACCGGCCGTGGATGACGCCCACGGTGGCCTGCGCGTCCTTCTCGCAGGGCTTCTCCATTACGCGGATGGACCACTGCGGCAGGCCGAGGACTGAAGCAACTTCGGCCATGAACGCGGCGGCGCGGTCGGCGTCCTTGTCGGAGAGATGCTTCGCGCCCACCTGGGGTACCCCCTGATCAAAAAGGCCTAACCTGCGGGGACAGCGGAATCCCTCCCCGGCGGTCCCGGGCTGTTCGTCGAGGGGGGAGGCCCCCCACCCCCTGCGCGGGGGTCGGACGTCGGTGCGGCGGGTCCGGATCGGCTTGTTCATGCGGTTTTCAGCGTCAGCCTGGCGGGGTCAGCGCGCCTCGCCGGCCGGTGCCGGCTGGCTCGTCTGGCCGGTCCTTCGCTCGGTGACCGCGGCCTCGAGATCGACCTCTTGAAGGTCGATGGAGGATCGTGCCGTCACCGTGCCGCGGTGCCGCGGTGGCGTACCGCGCGCCCGCCGGCAGCGTCGTTGCACTTCCTGTGGGCCGGCCCGAGGTAACCGGACCGGTCCTCGTTGTGGTCCGCCACCCATGCGTCACCGGGCTTGATGTACCGGCCGCACCGAACACACAGCGCCGTGCCAGCCTCGACCGCGGGACGCATCCGTTCCCGGACGGCCTCGTGTCCCGGACCGTACCCCCGCTGCTGCCGCGTGCCGCGGCGCCGCTCGTACGATCCCTGGTGCTCGTCGCAGTACCGGCGGCCCGAGCCCACGAGCTGCGGGCACCCGGCCTCAGCACACGGCTTGCGCAGCGCGTACGGCATCACGTCACCTCGACCGGGAAGTAGGTGGTCCGCGTCGCCGCCGACGCGGACCGTTGGCAGGTGCGGCTAGGGGAAGAGCACCCATCATGGCCGTCCTTGTTGCGAGCGTGAAAGCGGACTCGCGGAACCCAGCTGGATACGACGAAGGCCCCGACCTGTGGGGGGTCGGGGCCTTCTCGAAGATCAGGACCTGGGCGCACTTATCCCAAGTGATGCCCACCGTACACGCGACGCGCTCAGGCCGCAAGCAGGTGGAGCACCGCCGGTGGGATTCCCAGCTTCTCAGCCAGTCCCATAATCTCCTCGCCGCGCCACTCGGTGCCGCACTCACCGCACCTGGCCGCAGTAGATCTGCCCATAGTCACGCTCAACGCCGCGACATTGACCCAGTCCTCCTGGCCCTCGTCCCACCTCGGGGTCCGGGCGTGTTCGCACACCGGGCACGTCTTGTCCCAGAGGGGAACGACCTTGGGCGGGTCGAAGACCGCCTCGATCTGCCGCGCCCAGGAGCGGGCCAGCTTCACCATCTCGGCCTCGTCACCGCTCCCATCGAGAACGGAGGCCGCCCATCGGACGCGCTCGCATAGACCGCGCCCCGGGCGGAGGGATTCGCCCCGCCGCAGGGACCGGGCCAGCCACACGAGGTGAGTGACGTCCTTCTCGATCCGCGCCAGCAGGACCACGAGGTCCAGGGCCACAGGCGCGCCGGCACCGACCGAGCCGCCCGATCCCCCGCCACCCTCCCCAGACGGGCTGACCTCCTCCTGCAGCTCGACGAGCAGCGGCGGGACGACGGCGATCACAGGACCACTCGTCAGATGCACCACTCGGTGTGTCTCCATGGTGAGCCGGTCCACCAGCTCCATCAGCTCGCTCATGTCAGCTCCCTCTCGATCGTCCGGTCGAACCACTGGACCGGCCGCCACACGGCCGCGTCGTGCCCGGCCGCGTTGAGCAGCTCGAGCCATTTCTTCTGGTCGGGCGTCGTGCGCCCCTGCATCGTCTTCAGCTCCCGGAACAGCACCCGGCCGCGGCGGCCGAGCACGAGGTCCGGCCATCCACGGTGCGACCGGCGCGAATCGTGGGTGTGATAGACCTTCCACCCCAGCGACTCGGCCAGCCTCTCCACCTGCCGCTGGAAGTCGTCCTCAGACATCCCGGCCGCCATCATCTGCGCGTACTCCTCAGCCCTCACCACGGTCACCTCCTCGACCACGACCACCACGTCTTCCCCGTCTTCTCCGTCTGCCAGAGCCCTTCCCAGCCCCACCAGACCCACCAGCGCTCCCGCCCCGTCCAGGCACGTCCCAGCCCGAGCCCGGCCCGAGCCCGTCCAGGCACGTCCCGTCCCGACCTGACCCGTCCCGACCCGACCCGGGGAATCCAGATCCTTCAGCCTGGCGATCTGCGGGAATCTGCAGATCCACCGGCCCGACGCCCGGCGGGCCGGCATCGTCTGGCTCCCACTCGACCTCGGCGAGGTCCACCCAGGAGCGCTCGGCGGCCGGCGCCGGCTGCGGGATACCCCGCGCGGCGGCCAGTGCCTCCAGCAGCTCCTGCTTCCGCTTGTCGAGCAGGCGGCGCGCCACGTCGCGCTGAGCGGGGGCCGCTGCTGCGGGCTCGCCAGGGCCGCCGGCGTCGCGCACCTGGGCCGCGCGCTGGCGCTCCGGCCGGGACGCGGTGCCGCGCACGCCCTGACGGGGTGCTGCGGTCGCGTCGCCGGCGGTGCTGCCTGCTGCGTCGGTCGGTGCTGCGGTCGCCTGCGCCGGCGCGCTCTCGCGCTGCGGTGCCTGCTCTGCTGCGGGCGTGGTGCTGCCAGCCTCCTCGGGGGCGGTGGGTGCGGGTACGACGTCGTGCTCGGCCAGGAAGGCCAGGGTGTCCGCGCCGTACAGCGGGTGCTTAGGCGGCGGCATCAGGGCCCGGTCGAACGAGGTGTTCTCCTCGTCCTTGCGGGCGCTGTTGCACGAACGGCACGCGACCACGAGGTCCTCGGGTGAGGCCGCGCCCTGCCCCGGGCGCACGTGGTCGTAGGTCGCGCCGCGTCCCGACTTCCGGTCGCGCCAGGCCACGGTCTTGCCGCACCAGCGGCAGCCGTCACCGTCGCGGAGCCGCACGGGCACCGTCAGCTCGGGGTTGGCGACGTCGTTGCGGCGCTGCGTCTCCCAGGCCCGCTCCTTCTTCAGGAGCATGTGGAAGAGGTCCTTCTCCTCCACGAGCCGGAACGCGCGCCGCGGCACACCCTCGGCGTCCTCCGTCGTCTCGACGAAGTACCCCGCACGCACCGCGGCCGCCACGAGCGCCTCGAACCTCGGGCTACCGGCCATCACGCGGGCAGTGCCGACCGTGACCACGTAGTCGCGCTCGTGCTGCGCCGCCATGACCGCGCAGCGGGCCACGAACCCGAAGAGCTCGTTGACGATGCGGTCGTCCGCGTCGTCGGCCTCCATGGCCGCCAGCGCGATCGGGTGAGTCGCGCTGGCGTCCGAGACCTTCAGCCACGGCATCAGCCCTCGCCCTCAACGCCCGCGAGCGCGTCCCGCTCAGCGGTCAGGTGCGGGAGCGCGGCCTTGAGTGCTTCGGTCATGCGTTCCCTCACGAGGTCTCGACGGTGTTCGCTCATACCGGCCCACATCGCGGTTGTGGTGGGGGCGGAGTCGCCCCATGCCTTGCTCGCCGCTTCGACGGCGGGGTGGTCGGGGGTGAGGTCAGTCATGGTGCTGTCCTTCGTCGATCTGCTTGCCGAGGCCGGCGACCCGGTGTTCGGCGGCGTGCGCTGGTTGCGGGGCGCGGACTGCGCGCGGCGACGCATCAGCTCCGGGTCGGGTTCGGCAACCCATCCGAGGTCGCAGGTCACCCCGGACTCGTAGATGCCCGCGGCTTCCCACTTGAAGCAGATGGCGACAAGCCTGTTCGCGGGCATGCCAATGGCTGCGGCACCTGCGCGGGGCGGGATGCCTGCGAGGACGAGCATGGCCCACAGCATTGCCTCGTCCTGTTTGGCCGCGTGGCTGATCCATCCGAGCGCGGAGGTGGCTTCGGAGAGGGTCATGCTGGGTTGGCGCAGGTACCGGTATTCGCGGGGGTCCAGTGCCTCGTATCGGGACGGGACGTCCGCGATCTCATGGATCCACCCCAGGGCCCGCTGAATGTCCTTGTAGGTGGTGGCGATGTGGCCGTGGGTGGTGTGCTGGTCAGGCATGGTCCTCTCCTTCGTCGATCTGCTTGCCGAGGCCGACGACCCGGTGTTCGGCGACCAACCTGAGGAGGTCGTGCTTCAGCGCGTAGTGGTCAATGCCGATGAGGTCGCAGTACGTGCTGACGATGACACTGGCGGCGTGCTCGTACTGGGGCTTCATCGCCAGAGCCGTCGCCCCGAGCTTCATGGCGATGGACACGTCCCGGCTGTCCTCCGGGGTCTCGTTGGGGTTGGCGGACGGGCCGTCGGCGATCTCGTAGATCCACCCCAGGGCGCGCTGGAAATCCTCGTGGGTGATCTCGATGTGGCCATGGGGCGTGGGCAGGTCAGGCATGGTCGGTCTCCAGGGCGGTGGTGATGGCGGTGACGGTGGGGCAGGGGTATGCCGGGTCCAGGCAGTGGTCGCAGAGCGTGGTGTCGCGGACGCCGTGGCGGGCGGTGGTGGTGCCGGGAATGGGGTGGTGCAGTTCGAGCACCTTCTCCAGCGCCCGGTACATGGCCTGCTCCACCTCCAGCACGTCCGCGAGCGCGCGGGTGATGACGGCGGCGGTGTGGGCTTGAACGACGGCGTCGAGGTCGGCCCAGGGACGGACGGTGTCCCCGTTGCCTGGTGCGCGGGTCGCGTCCCACAGGTCGGCTCCCCGCCGGTGCCCAGCGGACGTGTCGTCCGTGGGGCCGGCGTGGTGAGCGATGAGGTGCAGGTCGTCGAGGGCCTCTCTCGCCTCCCTGGAGGCGGCGTGCTCAGTCATTGGTCTCTCCGTTCAGGGCGGCATGGGCGAGATTGGCCGCCGCCTGGTATGCGTCCCCGGCGTCATCCATGCCCTCCCGGTAGGACTCGTGCGCTGCCTCGCGCAGCTGATCCTCGAGGGCAGCGACGGCGAGCACGACGTGGGCGAGGTCGGGGCCGGCGTTGCGCGCCAGGGCGATGAATGCCGCATTGCCCTCGGAGCAGGGGCCGTCGCCCGTGACGGCGGGCACGATCAGTCCGCGCTGGTCGTCGGTGGTCCAGGCGGACCAGACGCGGCTAGCGGCCGGGGCGTCCGGGTCAACGGCGCACCCGGCCAGCCACTCGGCAATGGACTGTGCCTCTTCGGGACCTGGCGTGCCGAAATTCCACGGCGCGGGGGTGGCTCGCTTGGCGGCGTCCACCAACTCGCGGGCGAGGTTCAGGGGGTTGCGGTCAGTCATTGGTCTCTCCGTTCACTGGGTTTCCGTTGCGCTCGAGCCAGGCCACGGCGTCGTGGTAGGCGCGTTCAGCGGTCTCGCGGTCGTGGATGCGGATCTGCTCGTGGGCCCGCCTGGTGGTGAGGGCCATGTGGTGCCACACCAGCACTGGCCAGAGCGGGGACCAGAGGAGCTGGCGGCGGGCGGTGAGGTACTGGCGGGCCCGTTCGGCGCGCTGCGCGGTGGTCCCGCGCTCGAGCAGCTCTCCGGCGTCGCTCATGCCCGCGGCCCCGATCACCGCCGCCACGGCGATCCCGCAAAGGTAGAGCGCCCCCAGGATCACGAGCGTGGAGACGGTCGTCTCGCTCATCGCCCCACCGCCTTCTTGTGGCAGTGGTGCAGGGTCAGCGATCGGCCGCACCGCGTGGCGAGCTGCAGCCACTCGTCGCTGTCGCAGTCGCACTCGGCACCGCGCGGCGCCTCCACCCAGCGGCCATGGCCATCATCAGGGCCGCTCAGGACGAACATCGTCGATGGCGGCGCGGGCGGCTCGGGTTCCGTGCGTAGGGCCAGGCGCGCAACGGCCAGGCCGGCGGCGGCCGCCGAGAGGACGAACGCGATCTCGCCGATGTCGATCATGAGTCCACCTCGTCCAGCCGGGCGACGTCGTCGCGGGTGAGGGTGAAGGATGAGCCGCCGGTGGAGACGGTGAGCCCGTCGAGGGCGTCGTCCTTGAAGCCCTTGCGGACCGCGGCGGCCAGGGCCTCCTTGGCTTCGGTCTCGTCCTTGCGGGCCAGGTGCTCGCGCTGGATGCGGTTCAGGGCGTGGGCGAGGTCCTCGGTCTGCTCACGCCAGTCCAGCTCGAGACCACCGAAGTCGGGCGTGTCCCCGTCCTCGGGGTCCAGGCGGGCGATGGTGAGCAGGCCGCGGCAGTGCGGTCCGGCCGCCACCAGGTACGAGGACCCGGTACGGCGGTTGCCGGTGATCGTCAGCTCCCCGCCGTACGCCTTCGCTGTCCGCACGAAGCGGGCCAGGCCCTTCTCGTGGACCAGCGTGTGCAGCGGCAGCTCCTCGCCGACGAACGAGGCCGGCATCACCGAGGCCGGGACGTTCGGGAACTCCGGGTCCGGGTCACCGCCCTGCAGGACGAGCTCGCTGCCGGCGATCAGGCCGCCGACGTCCTGGAACGTCAGCTGGTGGCCGGCGTCCGTGATCTCTCGGGTGATCATCAGCATGGTCTGGTCCAGCTCGTCCGCCAGCGTGAACACCGCCAGGACGGCCTTCGCCGCCGCAGGGGACAGGTGGAACGCGTCCGTGGCCGGATCCCCGGTCAGATCCTCCACCTCCAGCACAGACGACCGCGCCATCACAGACGTGGACCCGCACGAGGCCATGACCCACACCCAGCGGTCCGAGACCTGCACCCGCAGGTGCTCCAGCACACCCGACTTCGGGCCGCCCGTGTGCGGCAACGCCGCCGCCAGAGCCTGCCGGAACTGCATCGTGTCCAAGGTGACCCTCATGCCGCCACCTCCGCCCGGGCCAGACGGCGCACGGCCGGCGCCAGCGCCGTCAGCGACTCCACGCACGTGAACGGGATCGCATGGGTGACCGCCGAGACGGCGTCACCGCGCGTCAGGATGACCGACACCCGATCGCTGCCTGCGCCGTCCGGGAAGATGCGGACCAGTGCCTCGGTCTCCGGCAGCCGATACGCCAGCACCAGCACGCCCAGGGCCGCGACGACGGCGCCCGCCGCCGCATCCCGGTCATGCACGTGCCTGCAGCCCAGCCGGGCCTCACGGATCAGCCGGCGGACCCGCAGGCCCGCGAGCGCGGCGCCCACGAGGGCAGCGAGTCTGCGGAGGGTGGTGCGCGGGTTCATGCGAGGGGCTCCTTCCGGAAGCGGGGTTGACCGATCTCGGTCTCGCCGTCGTGGGTGAGGCGGTGGTCCTGGTGGGTGGCGGCGCTTATTCCGGTCGCGTTGAGGGCTTCGCCGCCCTCGGTGAACCAGTGGAAGCCGTTCCACACCGCGCTGGTGTGGGTGCGGCCGTCGACGCCGCGGATGTCCGTGAGGATCTCCCCGAACACGGCCGGGAGGGTCGCGTAGTCCACGGGCTGCACGGGGGCCGGGATGCGGGTCAGGACCGCGGAGGACTCCGCCTCTCGGCGGGTGACGATCACCAGGCCCTCCGAGTCGAGGACCGCCGTGGTCGTGCTCTGCGGGTCCGCGCCGACCAGTGTCGAGAACCCAGCCACCGTGCCCTCGCGGGCGAGGAGGCGGCCGCGGTGGATCCACTGGCAGCGCAGACGGTCCCGGAGACGGAGGTCGTCGAACGTGCAGGGCTCCCACGGGTCCCCGGCCTGCGGGGTCGGGGTGGGTGCCGGGGTCGGCTCCGCTGGCGCGGGCTCGGAGGTCGGGTCCTCCACGGGGTCGGCCGGGGTCGGGTCCTCCATGGGGTCGATGGAGGCGCTCATGCCCGGGCCTCCTGCTGCTCCCAGGGGGCGGCCGCGTCGTCACGGGCCCACTCGACGCCGTCCGGGTCGGTGAAGGCCAGGAGCGCGTCCGGTTCAGCGGTGGCGATCACGTACACCGGGAGGCCTTCGTCGTCGGTCTCGGAGGTCTCCCAGGTGCCGTACCAGAGGCCGTCCGCGTTGAGGACGAGGGTGGCGGCGCGGTCGCCCTCGCCGTCCATGGCGTTCGTGATCAGGGCCGGGGCCTCGGTGGGGAGCGGCTCGGGGACGGGGGACTGGATGGCCCATGCCTCCCAGAGATCCCCGGAGCGCTCCTTCGGGATCAGGACGAGGCCGGTCGAATCCACCCAGCGGCCGGCCTTGTTCCGTTCGGCGGCCACGCCGACGCGGACGGACGGGCCGCGGCGGGCCATCACGAGGTCCCCGGCCTGGATCGCCTCGTCCGGGGTTGCCGGGTTCAGCGGGCCCTGCCACTCGCGCGGGTCGTGGAACGGGTGGCCGGGGGTGTAGGTCTGCGTGAACATGCTGGTTCTCTCCTTCGAGATGGTGGGGTCCTGCTGGGTCATGGGTGCGGCGGGCGCCGCGGGGGCCGTCACGTGGTCACCGCCGTCGGTGCAGACGGTGACGGGCGGCGACGGCGGTCCGCCGTGGCCTGGGCCCACTCGTGTACCTCGGCGGCAGCCGCGGCCAGCCGGGTCGCGCCCTCCTGGCCGCCGAGCCGCTCCGTCGGGTCCGTGTCCGGTACGAGCCGCGAGCGCAGCACGGTCGTGCAGGGGCGGGGCTCCGCGACGGGGCAGGTGGCGGGGAGAGCGAGGAGGCGGGCCAGGTGCGCCTCGAGCTCGGTGACGCGGTCCCGGAGGTCGCGGTTCTCGACGATCAGGTCGGCGACCGTGACCGTGGCGCGGGGTGCGGGCTGGGTGGTCATCGTGGTCTCCTCATCGCTCTCTCCGCGGCCCGCTGCAGGTCCGCGATCTGCTCTGCTTCACGCTCTGCACGAGTCGTGCGGGCGTCTTCGCGCAGGTGGTACGCACACACCCGCCTGTGGGGGCACACCCCCAGGTGCCGGTTCTGCCGGCAGCACCGGCCATCGCACGGCACGCCGTGGTACGCCGCCGCGACCTTGCCGCCCATCAGCGACCACCCGCCTCGGCCGACGGGCGAGGTCCCGGGCGGTCCGCCCGGTGCAAGGCCGAGCGCTGCATCGGCGTCAGCCCGCCCCAGACCCCGAACCGTGACGACGTGCGCGCCGTCCCCTCGGCGTCCATGGCCGCCCGCAGGCACGCGTCGCGGGCAGGGCATTTCCAGCACGCGGCCACGGCCACCGCCTCCGACGACGGCGTGAACCAGATGTCCGGGTCCGCCAGCTGACACGGGGTGTGCTCCACGCCGTCCACCGCCTCGCGGCTGAGTTCGGTCGCGATCTCGGTCATGTCCGTCATCACCGGTCTCCTTCGGGTCTGCGGGCCTGCTCGGGTCGAACACGGGGAAGAAGCGGGCGTCCACGGTCTGGCCGCCCGGGAAGGACAGGAAGACCTCGCCCCGGCACTCACGCCAGTCCGGGCCCGCGAGCGTCACGTCCACGCGGCGTGCGGCCGACCAGTAGACGCGCGTCGCTCGCGCGACCGCGGCGCGCAGCTCGTCACGGGTCCGGTACGACACCCACGGGTATGGCCGCGGCATGGGCTTGCGGTCCACGACCTGCAGCAGGATCTGGTGGTGCCTGCGGTGCTCAGCCACGGCCACCACCCCCGCGGTGCGTCAGGTGCTCGTCGAGGGCCTCGACCAGCAGGGCGCGGCCGTGGCCGCCGTGTGGGAACCACTCGGCCTGGCCGCACGCGGCGCAGTGCAACCACTCGGCCGGGCCGCCGCCGGACGACTTCGGGGCAGGGGCCCGCCACATCACCACCGACGGGCACGGCACGACGCCGAGGACATCCGCGTTCGCCTGCACTGCCTCGTGCGGGCGGTCGATCGTCGGGGCGCTCATCGTGCACCCCCGTCCAGCAGGGCCGTCACGGCCATGTCCACCAGGCCCGGGAGCGCGAGCACCGCGAGCACTACGGCCACGGCCAGGCCGGCGCGCACGACGTCACGCACCGCGCAGCCCAGTGAGCCATCCGCCGGCGCCCACCACGTGGACCGCCGCGACGGCGCGGCCATCCTCAGCTCCTCATGGAGCGACGCCGCGCTCACGCGGACTCACCGCCCTCGGGGCCCTCGCAGTCCGGGCCGTCCTGATCGACGTCGTCCACGCGGCGGCACGCGTCCTCGTCCGCGAGCGTCGTGCCCGAGAAGGAGACGCGCGTGTCGTCGGCAGGGACCGCCCACACTCCACGCGTCAGGTCCTCGGGCTTCACGCGGCCTGCGGATGCTGCGTTCTTCGGGAGACGGATCACCGGAGGCATCACGGATAGCGCTACGGACTTCAGCAGCTCGACTGCCTCTTCCAGCAGGGCCTCGATCTTCGTAGGCTCAGCCTCACCCGTGCCGTCCGGCCGGGCCGCGCCGGCGCACCGGCAACCCCCAGAGGAGTCCTCATGACCACGCTGTACGTCAACGAAGCCGAGACCCTTGTCGGCGACGGCGTCGCATCCAGCCAGTGGGTCGCCGCCATCGGGCACGCCATCCTGGACACGATCCGAAAGGGCAAGCCATGCACGATCTCGATTGACCACGGGAACAGCTCCATGCAGCGCTTCTACATCCCCGCGACGGCGGCCGTGCGCCTCGTCGGCAGCGAGGACGGGTTCGTGATGACTCCGGCTGCCCAGAGCCTCAGCGCCGAATGCGCGCAGGCTCTCGCCGCTGGGCAGGAACCCATGGTGTCCCTCGCCGCTTTCCGCACCCGCTTTGGGGTCACGGACAACGGACTCTGACTCCGGCACCGACGGCATGCCTCCCTTGGGGGCATCCGTGTTGACGACGGCCGCCAGCGCGCGGGTCGCCTCGGCCAGCCGGTCGTTCGGGATGTCCGCGCTGATGCGGACGTAGTCGGTTCCGACTGCGGCCGCAGAAATCCAGACGCCGGGGCGGGTGTTCTCGGTGGTGGCCACGATGGGTCTCCTCTGTGATGGGTGGCCGGCGCGGGACGCGCGGCCGGGGTGGATGGTCAGGCGGTGGCGCGGCGTGCGCGTCGGGCTACGGCGCCGGGGGCGAGCGCGAAGACGTTCGCGGGGGACAGGGCGGCCTGCTCGGCCTCCTCGTAGGCGAGGACCGCGTCGACGCGGAACCGCCACGAACGGCCCACCTTGAAGCCGGGGATCCGGCCAGCCTTCGCGGCGTCCTGGACCCACTCCTCGGAGACCTGCCAGCGGGCGGCGAGGTCGGCGGTCGTGAGGACGGCGGGGACCTCGACGGTCTGGGCGACGGCGGCGGTCATGCTGCGCTCCTCTGCAGGGGAAGGGACTTGATCAGGTCGTGACGGCCCATCCGGCGGCAGAACCGCTCCATGGCCTCGACCGTGGGGAACCCGGCCCGCGGAGCCGCGGCCTCACGGGTCACGCGGGCGGCGGCCAGGTGCTCGAGGTCCTCCAGACGGGCGGTCGTGAGTTCCGCGGCCCGGGCCGTGCGCGCCAGCCGTGCGCGGCGCAGGTTCTCGATGTAGTACGGCGCGGTGGTGGTCATGCCGTCACCACCCGGATGCCGAGCAGCTCGAAGGCCGGCTGATCGGTCAGACGGGACCGGACGACGCCGAGGCCCTTGCCGGTGATCCGGACCTGCGGGGCCGCGGACTCCCGCACCTCACCCGAGACGAGGTCGCGGTACGTGCGGGCCTTCACGACGAACAGGCCCTGCTCGATGTACCGCTGATACACGTGCGGGCGGCCCTTCACGTCGCGGTACAGGTAGCCCCAGTCCACGAGGACCTTCACGAGGCGCTTCTCGCCGATCTCGATCTGCCCGGACTCGCACAGCACCTTCGCGGCGTCGTTGTACGACCACGAGCCAGCCGAGGACACGATCGACTCCCACGCGGCGACCTTCGGGGCGTCCTCGGCGACCTTCGCTTCGAGCGCCTCGACCTTCGCCACCGTCAGGGTCAGGGCCCGGTGGATGATCTCGTCCTCGGTCAGCTCACGCCGCACGGAGTACGCGCCCGTCTTCCGGATCGCCGGGAGCACCTCGTGCGTCAGCCACCGCTTGAACGCCTTCGCCTCCGGTTTCCGCGAGCGCAGCACCAGCGAGTACATGCCGGCCTCGGTGACGACGACCATGGTCTGCGGGCCGGAGGGGGTGTCTACCAGACACCCCCTCTTCTCGTCGGCGTCGAGGTAGCGGGTGGCGTCCTGCTGGCGGCCGATCTCGAGGACGGCGCAGAGGTCGGCGGCGACGAAGTGGGGCTCGCCGTCGATGACGGCAGTGCGCACGGCGGTGGCGCCGTACTGGAAGGGCGTGAGTGCGGTCATGCCGCTGTCCTTTCATTCGTTCCGTTGTGGTGCGTGGGACGTTCCACCTTGGTCAAAAAAAGGTCCTCGACGCCGACGCCCAGGTGATGGGCGATGCGCAGAGCGGGCTCGGGTGCGAGGGTCTCGGCCTGCCCGTTGAGCAGGCGGTTCATGTATGAGTGCGACTTCCAGCCGGCGGCGCGTGCCAGCTGCCGCGCTGAGACGTCCTGGACGATCATCAGGCGCTGGAGTCGCTTGCGGTCCCGCAACTTCATGTAGAGCTCCCCGAGTGGCAGGTGAATGACTTGCCCCATGACTGTAACCTTTCGCGTGACGTGGTGTCCAGCAAAACGGTACAGCGAGTTGGCCCAGGTGTCCACCCACTTCTCTCCAGGTCCGCGCTGATAGCCCCATATCCGCGCCGCCATGCGGCACACCGCCCCCTTTGTTGCTACCGTTTCGGTGTCCACTTCCACGCAACAGCGGGTGTCCGAGGTCGGTTGCTCCCCTTGGTGTCGCCCCGCAGATTGGTCGCCATGAACGACATGCACTCGCTGGGCCGGCTGATCGCCTCAGCCCAGGAGCGGAACGGCTGGTCCCTCCGCGACCTTGCTGCCCGCGCCGAGCGCGCGGGGTACGACATGAGCCACACCAGCTTCGCGCGGCTCAAGTCCACCCCGGTCACCTCGATCAAGGGCGAGAACATCACGATGCTCGCGCTCGTGCTGAAGGTGCCCGTGGCCCACGTGGCCACTGCAGCGCTGGAGTCCATGGGAGTGGAGCTCGACTCGGCTCTTCACCCGTCGGTCCTCGACGTCGTTCAGGAATCCCCTGACCTCTCGACGTATGACCAGGAGCTGCTCACCGCAGTCCTCCGGGTCATGCTCGACCGCCGTAGGACGGACCACCATGACGAGCACGACCGCCCAGACCAGCACCAGGACCGCGAGCGCGGCACGGCCGAGCGCGGGGGAGCGCGCGGCGGTGACGCTGGCGCTGAACAGAAGACCGCGGCGGCCGGTGCGCCGGCCGACTTCGATCTGGCAGCACACCCTGACTTCGAGCTGACCCGCGACCGGCAGGCCCGGGAGTGGGGCGACGTCGGCGAGGAGAACCAGGACAACCAAGAGGACGGCGCATGAAGAATCGGATCGCCACTGCTCGCGTCTATCGGGCGATGATCAAGACTCCCGACGGGTATCGAGAAGAAGAGATCGAGTGGGATGCGATTCTGAAGGATCTCGGGTCGCTTCATCCCAGTCTGGCGACGTACGACAAGACCATCTTTGCCCCCGCGACGGTTCCAGACGGAGGTCAGCTGCTGGGCATGCATACCCCGATCGATACGCAGGGGTGGACTGAGCTCCTTACTGACGCCGACACGGTGGAGGATCTACTTACGTCGCCGGCCGTCGACGACGATGAGGATGACGAGGACGCCGAGGCGGCTGGCGCCCCCTCGGCCAGGTTCGCTCGCTCTGCAGTTGTTTTGCCCCTAGAAATGCCGGGGTACTTCGCCATCGCTTTCTCAGGCGCCGGCCGAGGACCAGGCCCGGGCAAGCTAAAGACTTTCCTGAACGCCGTTCAGAAACCGAACGATGCGGCGGACAAGTGGGAAATCCGCCCTGTTATGGACCACAGCCGCTTGGAGGAATTCCTGGGTGCGGGCCGCGCTACGGCCTTCCAGACGGAGTTCCCTGTAGACCACGATCTCCTGGCGCTGATGCCCGATGAAGACGGTTCGAGGCACGGCAGCCTTTTCCAGATGGGCAGGCAGATCGCTGAGGCAACCGGCGTCTCAGTGATCGTCGACGTCACGATTTCTTTGGCGCCAGAGTCTGCAGACAACGTCGCTGCCCAGCAGGCGATAGCTCGGGAAGCCCAAAAGGACCCGGAGCTCCTACTGCGGCGCGAATCCGGGGCCCATGCTGTCACCGTCATGCCTAGCGGAGAGGTAGTGGACCTTAACCTCGTGCCTGACGCCATGGCTCGGAGCTTCGACCTCAACGTGGAAGGCGGCGAACTCTTGACCTTCCGGCACACGTGTCAGGGGATGGTTGACTTGCTCGACACGCTCAATGCCGACGTAGCGGCCCGTCACAATGGAGACTGAACGCATCGCGGTGACGCACGGAGAGGAGGTGTCCCATGCAGGCTCAACGGCGCGTTGGGGCGCTCCTAGACTGGTTCAGTGCCCATTGGTGGATCGACCTGGTTCTTGTGGGCGCACCTGTGGCGGCGTGGTGGCACTTTGCAGGCCACTGGTGTCCTACGTTTCTTGATGGCGGGGCGGCCTACTATGCGTCGGCGAGCTCATTCGCCGGCATCGCTCTAGCGGCAGCAACCTTTACGTGCGCTTTCTTCTTCCAGTCGGAGAAGCCGGTGATCCAGCAACTTCGGCGCGTCTACCAGCATGATGCGCGTACGAGCTGGACCTGGATCCTCACCGCGCTCCTGACGAGCGCAGTCACCCCAATTGCCGCGGCCGCCCTGGGCCCCGCGGCTCCGGAGATCTCGTTCGGTATGGCTTCCGGGGCCGTCCTGCTGGCCGTCCTCAGCTTTCTCCGAGTGGTCCTGTGGTTCCGGCTCACGACTCGTGCGCCCGAGGGTAAGCGCCCAGACGGCGAGGGCCAGTCGCGAACCAAGCGGACTACATACGTTGGCCCGGGAGAGCGGCCGACAGACTGACTGGCCCCGCCGATCTGGTCTATCGTGTCCGCCGTCACCTCCAGCATGGCGGCATGTTCCACCCCTGGAGGGCGCTGCGCACGCTGACGCACGTCGTCGTGGTCTGGGCCCGCCCACACCCGACGGCGCCGGCCGCGACCGACGGCGCAACGGTGATCTGGCTCGACCCCCGCATGACACAGGCCGAACGGCGGTGCGCTCTCACCCACGAGCTCGTGCACCTCGAGCACGGCCACCGCGGCTGCCAGCCGCCGGCCGTCGAGCACGCCGTGCGCGCGGCCGCGGCCCGGCAGCTGATCACGCTCGAGCAGCTCTCCGACGCCCTGCCCTGGTCCATGAGCCTGGACGAGCTCGCCGACGAACTGTGGGTGACCCCGCTCGTGCTCACCGACCGGCTCGCCGGGCTCACCCGGGCCGAGCGGGAGCACCTCGCCGCCCGGATCCCCGAGCACCGCGAGACCGTCTAGCCTGTCCGACCCCGGACGTACCGTCCCGACATGAGCACGACCACCCAGGCGCCCGCGAACGCCGGCCACCTGCCCGTGCGTGACCACATGGCGCTGCAGCTGTGGGGGCGGCGGTGGCGGCACGGGGCCGCGCGTGACCGGGCTGCTGAGCACCTGGTCGGGTTGCGGGGGACGGCGCTGGCTATGCGCGTGGCCACGCTCGCCGAGGACCCGGTGGCGATCGCCGCCTACCCGGTGATCACGCGCCGGGCCCGGGAGGCCCGGCAGACCCGCGAGCGCGCGGTGCGGGGGCCGGCGGCCTCCGCAGGTTGATCTACGCTGTGAGCACTCTCACCTAACGAAGGGGCCGTCCATGTCCTCCATCCGCTGCCGCGCGGCCGCCCTGTGCGCCGCACTCGGCCTCGCGCTCACGGGATGCGGAGCTGATGTCCCCGCCACCCCCGGCCCCACGACCAGTGCAGCGGTCACCTCGGCCAGCCCGGCCCCATCCACCTCGCGCGCTGCGGCAGCTGCCGAGCCCGCGCGTTCGCAGGGCCCCGTGTCGGTCTCTGCACTCCTGCAGTGGGTGCCCGACGACCCGAACGTGAAGGGCGCGATCAAGGGGCGCTGGAACATCTTCGTCAACGGCCGGCTCGTGGCGACCGCGACCGGGCCCAGGAACGAGTGGATCCCCTCCAAGCATGCAGGCCCCGGCCAGTGGCTGATCCTGGACGTGCCGCAGGCGAAGCTGGGAGACCGGGTGCAGGTGGCGGCATATGCCGACGATGCTCTAGGCGAGGGCCGGGTGGCCTGCAGCCTGACCGTGCTGAACGCGCGCACGCCCCTGGACCGCGAGACCAGCGAGGCCGGTGAGTTGCCCTCGGTGGAGTGCGACGCTGTCGTGACGGGCCCGTGACCGTGCCGGCGGCTTAACGTGTCCGCCCCCTCGGGGAGCGTGGAGGCCGCGAAGGGAAGCGCAAGAGAGGCCCCGTCCAGCAGCCAGCTGGACGGGGCCTCTCGCTGCGCCAGGGGTCAGGCGCCGGGGGAGGGCTCCCAGCCGATCGCGTCGACCGCGGCGCGCTGGGCGTCCAGCAGCAGATGCGCGTACACGCGGGAGGTGGTCTGCAGCGACTCGTGGCCGAGGCGGTGCTGGACGACCTGCGCGGGGACCCCATCCATGAGGGCCCACGAGGCGAACGTGTGCCGCAGGCTGTGCGGGGTCAGGTGCTTGGCGATCCCGGCGGCCGCGAGCGCCGGCTTCCAGTGGCGCTCGACGAAGTTCGTGCGGTGGATGACGCCGCCGCCGGGGGCGGTCAGGAGGAACTCGTCGGCGGCACGGCCGGCGGCCAACGGCTCGAGCGTTTCGACGGCCCAGTCGGGGAGCATGATCGTGCGGCGGCCGCGGGCGGTCTTGGGGACACCGAGGACGGCGCCCTCCTTGCCCTTCTTCCAGGCGCGGCGCACGTGGATGACGCTGGCTGCGACGTCGAGGTCGCGGACCTGCAGGGCGGTGGCCTCGCCCCAGCGGGCGCCGGTGACGAGCAGGACGATCAGCAACGGCTGGTACGACTCGGACATGGCTGCGTAGAAGCGTGCCCACTCGGCTCGGCTGAAGATGCCGCGCTCCTCCTCGACGTCGTCGTCGGGCAGGTCGGCGCCGCGCGCGGGGTTGGCTGGCAGGATGCCCTCCTGGACGGCGAGGCCGAGGACCGCGGAGAGCAGGGCGTGCGCGTTGCGGACCGTCTTCGGGGACACCGTGGCCAGCGGCGGCTCGGGCCGCGGGGGAGTGGCGGCCGCGGCGCGGGCGGCGGCCGCGCGCCAGCGGGCCGTGGGCTGCTGCAGCTGCCACCGGATCCACTCGGCCACCGTGCGGCGGTCGATCATGTCCACGGGCAGCTCGCCGAGGCGTGGCAGGAACGTGCGCGCGGCCTCTGCCTCGTACCCGGCCAGGGTGCCCGGGGTGCAGCGGAGCCCGCGGTGCTCGATGTACCGCGGGAAGAACTCGGCGAGCGTGGGCATGCCCGGGGCGCTGTCCACCTGGGCCTCGAGGATCCGGCGGGCCACGGTGGGCCCCTGCCGCGGGTCCTCGACGATCGCCTTGATGCGCTGGGCGCCGGCCTCGTGGGCGAGGGCCGGCAGCCACTGGAACCGGCCGTCCTCGTAGAAGCCGACCCGGTACGTGGTCCGGCCGGCCTTGTTCGTGCGCGTCTGGATGGTAGCCAACGCATCTCTCCTGGTGCTCTCCGATGATGTGCGTACCCCGTGGGGGGCCGAGCACTACCCAACAGCACTACCAAGACGAGATAAGGCCCGGAATCATCCGCATGATTCCGGGCCTTACGGTGGGGTGAGCGACGGGGATTGAACCCGCGACCTTCTGGACCACAACCAGACGCTCTGCCGACTGAGCTACGCCCACCATGCCTGCCTCACACGGACGGATCCGCGCGGCGCAGCGGGGTCCACAGTACACGAGATCCCGCGCAGCGCCGAATCGGGGCGGCGGGGTCGGGGGTGCCGGCTCAGGCCTGCGCCCCGGACACCACCTCCGCGATGGCGCGAGCCTCCTCCGTGGTGGGGCCGGGGGCGGGGGCCATGACGGCCGCCCGGTAGTAGCGCAGCTCGGTGATGGAGTCCTTGATGTCCCCGAGGGCGCGATGGCCGCCGGTCTTGGCGGGGGCCTGGTAGTAGGCGCGCGGGTACCAGCGCCGGGCCAGCTCCTTCACGGTGGACACGTCCACGATCCGGTAGTGCAGGTGGTCGACGACGGCGGGCATGTAGCGGGCGAGGAACAGCTTGTCCTGGCCCACCGTGTTGCCGGCCAGCAGGCCCTTGCCGGCGGGCACGCGGGCGGCGATGTACTCGAGGACGCGCGCGGCGGCGTCGTCGAGCTCGAGGCCCTCCGCCAGCTCCGGCAGCAGGCCGGAGGTGGTGTGCATGTCCCGGACGAAGGGATCCATCTGCTCCAGGGCCGCCGCGGAGGGACGGATCACCAGGTCGATGCCTTCGTCCAGGATGTTCAGCTCGGCGTCCGTGATGAGCACCGCCACCTCGACGAGCTCGTCGACCTGGGGGTGCAGGCCGGTCATCTCGCAGTCGATCCAGACCAGGGGGGCGCTCTCCGGCGCGGGGGTGCTCGTCTCGCTCAT